ACTCATATCTATTATCTGAATACTCAATTACATCATCTATTCTCCCTATTGCTAGTCTATACATTTTAGTATTCGATATATGTAGTGTCTTTCCTACTATCTTATCTATGTTTCTTATGGTTAGCATCTTAACTAAATTATTTTTACTATGTTTGTCCCACATTCGTTTTACTCACCAAATCCAAATCCCCCAAACCCAAATCACACTCAAACGGACAGTTAAAAGCGCTTCTGACTTCGGTTTCTATACTATCAAAAAATTTAGGGTTCGACTTCGTTTCCTACCCCCGCCCCTTCCCCTGCGGTTGTTTATATATTATTAAAGAAATCACTCAATGTTTGTAGCTTTTCCGAATCACCACCACTTACCGAATTTGTATCTGTAAAATAAGCTATTGAGTGTGTAGGACCACCCCATGCATTTATAGGTTTGGTAATATTAGAAAAATCAACTGCATCCAAACCAATCATTTCCATCAATTTGGCTTTGAAAGATTGTGGATTCGATATACACTTTGAACTTATACTATCAAGCTGACCCGTGTCTCCATAATACGCCCTATAATAATTCTCACCATACTCGTTTGTGAATTGCTTATTTCTTTGCAACTTAATTTTAATCTTTTTAAGTTGCGTAATACCCAATCCATCATTTAGTAATATATTGAATACATACTCATAATCCTTCTCTTCTATGGTATCTATAATAGGATAGTATGAAGTATCTACCAATCGTTGATTTTCCAGCTTTTGGATGTTTTGGATGTTTAACTTCGTTTGCTTCTCTTCCATCTGATTTTTATTATTATGCTTATCCCACATTTCTTTGTGTATCTCTAATATTTCTCGTTGCATGTTGATATTAGCCATCATCATATCGCTCTTCATTTGCAACTCCTCCCATTTTTTCCACCCATCCATTAATTGCCCCATTCTATCCTATTTGAGCTTTATCGTTTTCATCCATATCAAAATCATATAACCCCAACTTTTGGTCATCCTCCATCATTTCTTTCAATCTCTCCTCTCTCTTCTTCTTATCCTTTGCATCCAACCCATACCTAATGGTATCCCATAAAAGAATGGTAATGTTAATACAACCAAACCCTGCAATACCTACCAATAGCCATAGGACTAGTATTTTGAATGTAATGATTAGGGTAATGAACCCAATAATACCCATAGTGTATAGGGCTGCTAATACATCATTTTTACTCTTCATATTCTTATTGTTTTATATCTCTCCGAAAAATTGTGCGGTGATGGCGATGAAAACTCGCATCATACTAACATTCACCTTACCTTCTGCTCTTACAAAATCCATATAGATTTCAGCCAGATACTTTGTCATTTCACTTTGCTTATCTATGTTGTTGGTCTTTGATTTCTGAATCATTTTCATATAGGCATCATAACCACCATTCTCATAGAACTGATTGAATTTATCTATTGTTGTCTCATTCATAATTAACTCTATTATTTCATTTTATTAGTTATACCATAGTTAATCCACTTATACCAAAATCTTTCGTGTAAGAAATATACTATGGGTTTTATTATCAATTCCCCAACACCTACAATTCCAGCCCATTTTATAGGCAATCCAGCCCAAATAGCCAATAAAATTGTTATAAACGTACCTAAAATACGATAGCTAATTGATTTTAGTATATGTCTTTTATAATTGACCATTTCTAATTTTAGTTCCACTAATGTTTGCTATATCCTCCGGTGGTTCGTGGTATATTACATCATAACCTACACCCCTGCCATAATTTATAGATTCAATATCAGGTATAATTGAAATCAATAACCTACCAGTTGCTAAATACGCTCTCAACTCATTTGTTAGATTATCTAATATCTCTTTAGCTGAATAAGGATTATCTTTATCTCTGTCCACATCCCGTATGGCTATCCACACATTCTTACCCTTTTGGAATTGTTGGTGTATTAACCATTGGTGACCTTCGTGCCAAACTTGCCACCTACCTATAAACAAACTATATTTCTTTTTCATTTGGTTCGGTGTGTATCCATTCTAACATCACAAGCACTGTCCTCAACTCAACTGCCCGCAGTTCGTTTTTGTCATCTATTGTATTCAGCTCCTTTATAGTATCAGCTTTCAGTTTGTTGTATGTATCCTTTTTTACAGTATAGTAGGTGGTGGTAGGACCTTTTGGAAACTCTACTACATAATCATCATCGCCGATTGGTTCAAACTGCCTAAAAGTACGTTCTTTCTTTGATGTATTTTTCTCTAAAAAATCATCTAATCTTTTATTTATATCTTCAAAATTAATTGACATAATCTGCTTACTTTTTTGGTTTCTTCTTTGGAGTTGCCTTCTTCTTTGGTTTAGCAACTACCTCTGTTTCTTCCGTTTGTTCTGTAATTTGTTTTGGTATATTCAGTTGCTCAAAGATGTGTTCGTTCTCTTCGGTTCTTTCTAAATTAACCAAATCATAATCATCATCCTCAACCATAGCCCATTCTGGCCTTTCCCAAAGTTCTTTAACTAAATTTTTAACATCATCCTCCGACGGTTCATCTTGCCAAACACAAATGTGTTTTACTAATACTCTACCATCTTCCTGGTCTTTGGTTGCAATCGTTGCGTATTTAACTTCCATAATTTAATTTTTTTATTACACAAATATACTAAATTTTTTTATTATTCACAAATAAATCTTACTTTTCTTTCTAATGAATCCTTCACACTTATCACAAATAATTTGGATGTTGGTATTTCCTTACGAATATGTGCTATTGCAGTTATTGTTATAGTATCTCCTATCATATAGTATATTGGAGCAAATACCGTATTTATACTGCCATCGGTTGATGATGGGTAAGATGAACCATTGACGGTTGGTATTAGTTGGTTTGACTGTGATTTGAATGTACCCAACTCCGATGTTGTTAGCTTTCCAGTAAATTCATTGAAATAGGTTTTATATACTATAAATAGATTTGTTTTATTATTTAAGACCCAATAGTGTGAACTCTTCCACTCTATCCAGCATTCAACGGGTGATGGTCTAGGATTTGGTTTACCATTCCACAAAAATTTTCCGGTGATACGGCTAAACGTCTGAAATGTATATTCAGATAATTTTATATGATAATACCCTGCATTATCTTTAACCAAAGCACGAGTACCACTACCATTTAAAGCAGAATCTAATTGGAATGTAAAATTATATGGGGGTGGGGCTGGTACTATATATTCTGGCTCTTTGATACACGCCAATAGTAATATAGGTAAAAATATCAGTAACTTTTTCATCGTTCATTTACAAAATCATCTAGCATCTCCTTTATTGCTTTTATTATATTATCACTACTCTCTAATGCTTTCTTTTTTATACCCAAATCCTTTCGTTTAACACCACCATTTACACCCTTTACGAGTCTTTGTTCAATCATTGTATTATATACTGGCGTTTTATCAAGTGGGAACTTTAGGTCTACATCTGTTCGTTTATTTCTATTTATAGTAATATAGATGTTTATATTTTCAAATGAGATAGCATAGTCTACAAATATTTTATATACATCAGTATATTCAAACACCCCACTTATTCGTAGTTTATCATCTTGGTATCCATCTAGCTTTTCAAAGTTATTTATGGTTAGCATTAGATTTGAATTACTTTAATACTATCACTAATTATATCTAAAAATTTATCTTTATTACTTATAGCATCCTTTTCCACAAATGCTTCAAACAAACTATCCCATTGACCCCATTCTTCCCACAGCTTTATTTCTATTTGATAACCCAACTCATCAACTTTATATCGGTTGATTACTGCTTCAATGTGAGGATATGGCCATTGGGATTTAGTAACTATATTTTTATGATAAAAGTATGCACCATAGAAATCGGTATCACTTGTTGTTTCCCTCAAATCCCACATTCCAATTGTTAGTTTTGGTGTTTCTAACTTATGAAAGTTGTGTATCTTCAATATCATTTTCCATTTCTAAAATAAAATTTATAACAACTCGCCTGTCAGTTAATATTGGTGGTTTAGATGTATGAAATTGATTAGATTTAAAAACCAATAAACTTCCAGATTCTGGTGTAATTTCTTTTTGAATTGTTAATTGTGTATTTTCAAAATTAAAGTTGGGTGTAAGATATTCGTTAAAAAAAATAGTATTTCCATCACTATTATTTACATAATATAATGCAGATATAATTTTTTTGTAATCATTAGAATCATCTCGCCAATCAATATGTGGAGGATGGTATGAATTTTTTGAATAACATTCGTTTTTTAACAATAAATTTGATTTTATTCTTAATATATTTTTTATAGGACCAAAATTTTCTTTTATAATATCCAATAATTCAATTAAATAATGAAAATTATCAGATTTTTCACCATTTTGTTTGCAAAAAGTATGCGTAAGTTGTGGTGTTTCTTTTACATTTTTATCTAACAATATACCATATGTTGTATCATCTGCATTATTAGGTATCAAAACGGTTTTTTCATTATAATACCAGGAAAAATAAGAATTATGTAATAATAATTCTTGCAATATATCACTATATTCTTTATCAACTTTAATTTTTTTTATCATAATAATAAATAATTTAATTGTTTTAAAAATAAATATGTTCCTTTTCTGTGATTCTCTTCCCAATCTGTTGAATCACCTGCATCACTAATGTATTTATAGGCGGTAAAATCAAATCCATACATCTTACACACTTTGGCAATTGAATAAGCTTCCATATCAAATATACCAACTGGATTATCTTCAAACTTATCTTGTGTTCTACACACATACCCACTACCAAAATCTAATATAGGTTCTTTTAATTCTGGATATATTAACTCATCAAATGGTGTCCCGTGATTTGGTGCAAATGGCGTATTCATATCGTTTTGAATGAAATGTTTACAATCTACTAATGTTCCCTTTGGAATTGTATTTGAACCTGCCGAACCATAGTTTAGTACAATTGCATTAAAATTAGGCAACAAACCTGATAAAACCTCCGTTGCTTTGATTGCAGCATTTACTTTACCTACTCCTGTATAATATATACTTACATTTGGTGGAACTAATTCCTTTGGTAGTTCACTTTCTAATGCCACAAATAATATAATATGCTTACTCATTGTATGTAATTAAAGATTGAACTGGCTTTCCACCAATAAGAATTTCATCGTGCAAATAAGTTAAGTCAATCAAAACAATTGCTCCTAACACATTATATCCTGCCTCTGTAAGTAATTGTTCGGTTGCTATTAAAGTTCCACCAGTTGCCAATACATCATCAACAATCACAATATCACCACTACCTTCCTTTACTTCCAAATATTCGTGTCCATACTCTTTTGTGGAATCAATACCAACAACGGGTGGTGGTAGTTTTCCAGCTTTACGAACAGGAACGAATCCCATATTGTTTAATGAGGCAATACCTGCACCAAATATAAAACCCCTACTTTCAATTCCAGCAATAAAGTTTGCAGGTATAGAATCTACGATAATAGATAAATCATCCATTGCCATCATAAGAGTTTCCCAATCTGCTAATAGAGGTGTAATATCACGAAACATAACACCATCAACTGGCCAATTTGGCACATCTGTAATTTTTTCTTTGTAATTCATTTTAAGAGTTTAATGTTAAATCTATACCTGATAAAATAGTATCTACTAATTTACTTTTTGTGTTTATGTGGTTTTCTAATAATACAAAGTAATCTTGCTTATTTGCGTATTTCCAATCAATTGCATATAATGTATTGTTTGATATTCTTTGTATAATCATTGAACCTTTATTACCATCATATTTAAAACCAATTCTATATGAAAACTCATCAAATAACACATAAGTTATTGATAATCCAACATCAAACGATTTTGCACTTAAAGATTCTATACCTGCTATTGTAAGTTTACTTTTCATCTTTTTGCTTTTCTTTTAATTGTTTCATCAAATCATCTATAACTCTATTAGTGTTTCTTACATACATAACAGCACACCAAACTGATATTCCAACAAAAATTAAATCTAATACTATTTCCATATTATATATCATCAAATAGCCAGAACATTATCCTAACTAATATTATTAAAATTACAATTATTGTTCCAAATGTTATATAAATAGGATTTATCATCCTACATAAATATCATTTAATATAGCATATTAAAAAAATCTGTTGAATCTATCCTTTTCCTTTTTAGGTTTCTTCTTCTTTGGTTCAAAAGGTTGGTATTTTGATTTGATTTCAACCGATACTGGTCCATTAGTGAACTTTGAATAATCATATTTCCATATCATTATCTCGCGTTCATCTTCATAGATTTTCTCAAACTTTCTGGGTACTACTGGTTCATTACTTATCTTTGCCATAAAACAAATATACAAAAAATATTTAACAATTCCAAATAAAAAAGGTACTATTTTCTAGTACCTTTTGTGTAATCTATCAGAAAAATAACGATGGTAATGCCAAATAAAGCTATACCAGCACCTGCTATAAGTTCATCCATTTACGTTTTCTATTTTGAATAAATTGTTTGATTTTGCGTTCATCGAATATCATAACAACCTTACCACTTTTCATATAAATACTATCTGGTATTACCTGTTGTCCAAGTATTCTATTAAAATTTTGTGGTCCTCTTTGTTGATTATCAAACCCAAACTTATCGCGGGGTGGATGAGAATAATACAATTTTTGTTGTTGTAATGTTTGTGGAAAAAAACGATTTTTGTTTGATGTATCAATCGTTTGTGAATAACCCAATAATGGTAGTAATCCTACTAACATTAAAATAAATTTAAACTTTTTCATATTGCTTTTGGTTTGTTTATCTATAACTATTATATGAACTTTCTATTGTATTAAACTGATAAAATATTGAGACGTATATAGGATTTATATAGACTTTAACATATTTTAATTACTTACCCGTACTACCAAATCCACCTATACCTCTACTACTTTCACTCAACTCATCTACCTCTACGATTTGAATAATTGGATGTGGTACGATTACTATTTGTGCAACTCTATCTCCTACATTATATGTAATCGAATCCAATCCATTTAATTTATTAAAGGTTGCTTGTAATTCTCCTCTATATCCAGCATCAATAACACCAACTGAATTACTTAACATCAATTCGGTGTTTCGTATGGATGAACGAGGGAAAACCAAACCAACCATCCCATCGGGTATCTCCAATGCAATACCTAACCCATATGTTATTTGGAACGATGTATTTGATATAATAGATGTTGCTACCAAATCCATCCCCGCATCACTCTCTTTTGCGTACTTTGGTTTAACTGCATTTGGATGTAACTTTTTAATCTTTACTTTCATATACCTGAACTTCTTGTATTGTTTATTTCTTTAATATAATATACTTCTACTATATCTTTATCCATTATATCTACCCACCTACATGCTTTAAAATACGTCTTATCCCCTTCCTTAATTTCATATACTGCATCCATATAGGTACGAACCTTTGCACCTTTAATGACCGTATATTCTATATCATTTATGGTTATAATCTGTTCCATTATGCTAATAGTGATATTTTACATTTTATACCATCTTCACTTTCAAACTCCCAAATGGTATCAGTTTGCTCAATACTATATGTATCATGTACCCACTCATACTTTTCATCATATTCTTTAACAAATGAAAACCTACGGAATCCATTTGATTTAGGATTTTGGATAATAAACTTTTTCTTTCCGTTTGGAAATGCATCCACACATTCTGGTCTATTTTCATCCCATAGATAAGGAGCACTTGCATAAAAGCAGTTTTCATTCTTATCCCAACGGAATTGACTAATACTATACTTATAGTTTTTCATAACTTACTGATTTTCTATATCTCTACATACCATTATAAATGTGGTAAGTAAAGCGGCATCTTTAATCTTATGGTGTCCATTATCTATCACCTCAACCAACCAGCCACCATTCTCTTCTACTTCATCGTTTGCGCAAGATAATAATGTAATGGCTGAATATCCATTATCATCTGTTAGTAAATCTATTGAATAGTAATAATAAGTATCTCCACCGGATTCTTCCTCTGTTACTAGGTTTTTCACAAACCCAAGAGATAATAATAGTTCTTCTGTAATTTCCATTTTATTGAGCTTTACGGATATTCATTTTTGTGTTACTTACTTTTGCTTTGAATGATGCGTTCTTATTCATAGTAGATTTTGCATTTCCCTTACCTGCACCTGCTTTTGTTTTGTTAGCAAGCAATACATCACCAATTAGTTTTAGGTTTGCCTTTCTATCAATCGGTTGACCTACATTTGATTTACCTTCGTTCAAGTTTTCCATAGTTATTTGATTTTGTGTTTTTTCATAAAATTCAAAACCTCACTTTCCTTAAACACCGCGTTTTCTGGTCCGTATTTTGCTACCCATTCTTTTGCATCTTTTCCTTTGAAAGTTTGTTCTTCAATTCTTTCGCGGGAATGTAACAAATAAAATATCTTATGTTCTAAATTAGCTACATCATCATCGGTATGTGTTACATCCAAACCAAATGTTTGAATATATTCATTCACCATATCTGTTAATTTTGCTAACTTTGCTTGTTCGTCAATCAGTTCGTTCTTTTCTTCCATATAATTATACAATTGTTTCTTCAAAAACTACATCTTGCACTTGCTCTAAAAAATACATTTGATTTTGTTGTCTCAATACCAAATTACAACCCAATTGCTCCTTTATTCCATTATGGTCACTAACCTTTTCAGCTGGATATATTCGTTTTATAATATACATATTACCCTGATAATTCATAAATTCTTTACGAAATGGATTGCTTGTCATTTTTCTTTTGGATAACCGATTTGATAATCTACATTTATTTTATGTCCCCAATTGTAAGGATTAAAGTTTAAAGCAAGCGTGATTGTACTAACCCCATTACTTTCGGCGGCGTCATATAAATCACTAACTGCTTTGATTATTAGCTCTCGCTTTTGTAGTTTTGTAACATCCTTCAAATCCATAACCTATTGTTGTTCTTTGTTTTCTGCTACCCAAGCGCTATCTCTTTTGGTAACATCGTATAGTAACTGATTTTCTTTTCTATAATTTTCATACATTACAGAATCTAACCGATATTTCATTTCTTCATATCTTTCTTTTTTAGCAGTTTCCTTTACATTATATCTAGTGTAACTGATTGTTGCTATAAAAAGCAGTATGGATGTTAAAAATATTTGGGTATTGTTATTTATTAAAAAATCTTTAACGCTTGTTAAAAAGCTCATATAATTTGTAGGTTTAAATTCACCAATAAATATACACTTTTATAATATTTTTTTAATTGATTTTGAATAGTGTCTTCCGGCACTATAATACTTATCCAAATACCTAAAATAATCCTTTTCGCTCTTTATTTTACCTATAAATAACTGCTGAAAGTATTTGTAATCTAATACACTTTCTTGCCAACTTAAATATCTAGCATAGCCAAATCGTTTACCAATTGCAGTATGTTGTCTACTCCTAGCCACTCGCATTCCAAATAGATTGTTGTTATATACATACAATTTTGAACGGAAATGGCCAGTTTCCCATACTGCCTGTGCCCATACTATTTCTGGATATTGAATACCCAAACTATCCATATAATTTAATACTTCTTCTTTTTCTAATTTAGGTTTTAAGGTTGGTTTAGCTAATGCTGTATTTACTATTAAAATTAAACATATCAATAATCTCATATTTTCCTTTGTTTGGTGATAGAATTACGGATGATTTCATTCTTGTCTACTCTCTTTCCGTTTTTATACACTCGTAACTCTTGCGTTCCATCTGCAAGTGTAACAATGAATTGGTGTATTTCATCGTTCTTTTTAAATAACTTTTTAAACCAGCTGAATATTTTCATTTGATTAAATGGTTTTACAAATATAACAATTTTTTAGTACTTTACCAAAAGATTTTTGGTTTTTTATTGGGGGATGGTTTGACCCGTACAATAATAAGTATAACAAAAAACACAAAAACCTACACCCTAAAGTGTAGGATTTGTATTATAGAAAGTATCCGTATCACTATCCCAACAAATTATGGGATTTTTTATCATATAATTTTCATCTAGCAAAGATGCGTTGATTGACCTGGTACTAAATGCCTCATCATATATCTTACCACCATCCTCGTGGATATGACCAAAGACGTGTATCATAGGTTTTACGCTCTGAACTTTCTGTTTTAACATTTCACACCCACAAGATGTATGTGTGTATTTGGTAAAATCAAATCTTCCAAATGATGGGCCGTGTGTGATTAAAATATCAGTATCGTTTGGTATAAGATTTACCTTTGTACCAATTATACCGCCACGAGGTTTCATAAACGCCCAATTACCGAACAAAGGAGTCCACGGCATACCCCATAGTTTGTATCCTTCCAACTCAATTCCACTATCGTTAAGGTATATTAGGTCTTTATCTTTAAGTAGCTCTTGAACCAACTCTTGATGCTCTAACCCAAAGTCGTGATTACCTGCTATAAAAACTTTGTATTTATATGGTAGATTAGAAAACCAATCTATAAAATCACGCAGTTCTTCTGGCTTACCCACATTACTAACATCACCGGCGTGAATAATACAATCTCCTTCTGGAAACTGATATAGTTTTTCTACCTCACGATGTAACCCGTGAGTATCCGATATAAATACAAATTCCATTTGATTATAATTTTAAATCCTTGCACTCCTGAACAATATCAGGTTCAGATTGGAATATATCTTGCACCTTTGTTAGTGCCTCATTCCAAGCAGATTCTGCAACTTTGGTAGCGTCTTCTACCTTAATGTATTTTGAACTATTCCCCTTGCTGTCTTTTAAACTTAAAAAAGAAGTTCCATATAGTTTACTTTCCCACATCATTATTTTTCGTATTTTTGATATAAGTATCTATAATATGAAGATTTTGTATCATTCCATACAAAATATTTAGTTGAGGTTTGGATAAATTGCCTGTTTTATCTAAATGATTTTCACAGGAATATACAAACCCCAACTTTTCTTCTAATTCTTTTATAAGTCTATTTATGACACTTCTGTCTCTGTAACTATTTTTGTTTGGCACTATTTACCCATTTTAAGAGATAAACCCAAACCTAATGTAAAATCAGAACCTACCAAGTTACCAACTGTCCATAATTTCAAATTACCACTAGCTTTTAATGGATTGTACATTAAGAATACATTTGGTTTAGTTCCGTTTATTGTTGGTTGAATACCAGCACCAAACATCCACTTACCTTCAACTACTTGACGAAGAATACCATATTTCATTTGACTTGAAATAGTACCTGTCTGTGTGTTTATTGCAGGAAGTGCTACGTTTCCATTTGCATTTGCAGATTGGATTTCAGTATAAGGTAAACCGGCATAGATTCCCCATCCCTTTTTGATGTATCCTGCAGTAATGTATCCATCAGATGGACCACCCTTTCTAGTTGCAGAAAACAACCACTCTTGTGCGTTTGCGGCAGTACTCATTCCGAATACGATAGCCGATAATAATAATAATTTTTTCATAATCTGTGTTTTTATTCTTCTATAAATATATACTTTTAGAAAAATAGTTAATCCAAATCGTTAATATACTCCAGAAATGGATTTGTGTATGTTTTACGATTCATAGTCCGTATTTCTCTATCTAAATTAACTCTTCTATCAATTAATGGTTTTACCTCCTTAAACTTTAGTTTAGAAATCATATCCAATACACGTCTCCAAGTATAAAAAGATTTACCAAAAGTATTAAAATTCTTAACACGATATTCCAACACATAAGTAGTGCCTTCTGTTGCAGTTTGCATTGCTTTGTAGCGTTTGCGTGGATTTTCGTAATAATAAAAGGTTCTCATAACTATTTAGATTTTAAAGTTTTACAAATATACAAAAATAAATTTATTTATACAAATAATTAAAGGTAAAGTTTTTCAAACATTTCTTTTTGTTCTTTTAACTTTTGGTCCTTACATATTTGATATGCCTTATCTGTACCAAATTTATCAATTAAATCTAACAAATCTGCCAATGCAGATGGGTGGTATTCTTTAACCACAGCATTCTCTTCTCTCTTTGTCATAATTAGATTTAATTAGTTTGGTGTAAATAACCTGATAGTAATTCTGCTTCGTAAATTTCCTGCTCTGTTAGGTTGCATTTAATTTCTTCATCTAAAAACAAATCCAGTGGTGGATTGTTATACTCCACATCATCGTAAAGAGATTCCGTTTTTAATCCTAACACTTCCAAATAATATTCTTTTGTTTTACTCATAACCAATTTTGTTTTAGTGTGACACTAATATACACATTTTTTTTGATAATTCCTAATTATTATTAGAATAAATCTGCCATAGTTAAAGGACCATTTTTATATGGTGCAATATCTAATTCATATGTAGTTTCATCAATTTGCGTATATGGTAAATCATCTCTTAATGGCCTTATTGCCTTTGAGCCAACTGAACCTTCCCATATTACTGCCAAACTTTCATCATACACCAAATTATCTTCCGATGTAAATATGTGTTTGGAATCTAAAAAATTGTTGCGTAGATAGAATATATTTTCTACAAATATATCGCCATCTTTAATAATAACTTTGTCCATTAAATTCATACTAACTCCTGTTTTTTAAGTTTATTTTGTTGTCTTTTGTACTTTTTTTCTGCTGATAAATATAACTCCCAAAACCTTTCCTTCCAATAATCTACGGATTTGGTTTCTTTTTTATCATATCGTAGAACACGCTTCTGCTTTCCATTACGTGTCATAATCCATTCACCAAATATAGGTAAGTAGGCTGGAACTATAAACTCATTACCATGCTCTCTACTTTGATTTGCTAAATAGGTTATATTATTTTGAGCAAGTTCCAATGCCTCTTTGTAGTTTTTGGCATCTATAAACCATTTGGTTTGTTCTATTGTTAGTGATACGTTCATAATATTATGATATTTTGCTTTTGATTATATTAAATGTATTGGTTGGGAAAATACTATTTCTGAATAATATACCGGTTAGGATATTTAAACCCACTGCTTCCCAAAATGTAATGTAACGTAATCCAAATATGGATGGTACTATCCAATTCCATACATACATTAGAGGTGCTCCCAATAGAATCAATCCTCCTAAAATAATTAAAGTCAATCCTAAAATTATATTTACTATATTCATATTAATCATTTTCTTTTTTGTTTAGTTTTTCTTCCCATTTTTCTGCTAACAAATCATCAGATAATTCTTTGTTCTGACGGATGATAGTTTCTAATGCTGTATTATTTACGATATTATGTATTTCACCATTACCATCCATATTAGAAACTGCCTCTGTCATATATGCATAATTCTTAATTAAACGTGATGGTAAAGGCATTGATTTTGTTTTGAGATACTCTGCTTTTGAGTCTAAATACTCAAAGAAATCTGCCTCTTCTAATGCACTTAACTCTTTTTGAGTCAATTCTTCGTTAGGATTATATTTCATAATGATATAAGATAAAGGCTGGGTGCTTTCACACCCAACCATAGTGAGTTAATTACCAAACAATGTTTTCTTCATCATTTTCTTCAACCTTCTCTTCAAACAATGGCTTCTCTTCATTGGTATCACGTAGATACTTTTGAACCAATTGCTTGATGTAAGTTCTTTCAGAATCAATACCACCATCGGTAGAGTAGAATGGGAAGATAGAGATTTCAGCAGCTTCAACCAAATTGAAACCATCGTAAATCAATCCAGCCATTTCAACACTAGCACGCGTAGATATTGCAGTACTCAACTTACCTGCCTCATTACGAATTTGGTCACGAGTGTGAGAAGCAATTTCTGCAACTGCATTCAAATCGTAGGAATCAATACCAGGATAAAGCATTGTTAGTAATTCTAATTCTTGCTCCTTATTAAGAACATCCATTTCGATAGTTGTGAAACGGTCCATAATTGCTCTGTCTAAAACACGAGTTGATGTGTATTCATTACCAATGTTGGCAGTAGCAATAAAAGTAACTCCTTCTGCAACAGGAACGATTGGTGAACCTTCTGCTTCATCCAAACGCAAATATCGTTGGCCCTGGTCTAAAACTGTCATCAAAATGTTCCAAGCTTCTGGATGTGCTCTACTTAACTCATCTAATAACACCACTGCATTTGGAGTTTTGATTGCTGTAACAAACGCAGAATCAGAGAAGAATGTACCCCTACCTTTATCAAAGTGAGTATTACCAATCAATGCTGCACGCGGGTCTTGCGTTGCTCCCAAGTTAAAGTAGTGGAATGGGCGACCTAATGCCTCAACCAATGCTTTTGCGGCTAAAGTTTTACCAGAACCTGCAGGTCCTGTCATCATAATATTACGAGCCCTAACTGCTGAACGGATTAAGAATTTCCATTTCAAATCTGAAATTATCAGAGATTTAGGTTTTAATGTAACCGAATCATTTTGAATGAAATCCACAATTGATTTGTGCTCATTTGGAATTTCATTTGCAGGTTCTGCATTTGTAGTGTTTAATGGTTTAACCAGTTTTTCGTATTCTTTCATATCAACTAATCTGTAACTTTTATTACCCGCTTTACTAACGTGAGCACGAACTGCCGAATTGGAATCCAAAGCACGTTTGCGAGTATGTGGGTGAAGTGAAACACCGGTGACAACATCACCTTGCGTATTCATCATTTGGATTCTACCATTGGGTAATTTTTCCAATTTGTAAATCTCATTTGTGTAACCGAACTCTGAACTTTTAATTGAATTTGTCATAGGAATTGAATTTATGTTTTATGTTTAAAATTAGTAACTCTCTCAATGTTTAATAAAGATACGCAAAATATTTCAATTATGCAACGTCTTTACCAAATATTTTTGAACTTTTTTTCATTATTTTTTAAGAAATAATTCATTCAAAGTCCTAGTGATTGGAACTAAACCATTAACATCAATAAATTTAGCGTCCTTACCATACATTTTGGAGAATACTTGCTTTGAGCTTTCGTATGGTGTGTAATCAGATACAAAGTAACTCAACACCCCAATACCTCGTTGTTTGATTCTCTTAACCATTTCCGCGGTGTGCTTAACTGCTACATCACGAGAATAACTGATTGAATCATTACCAAAGTTTGGCTCACCATCTGATATATTTAAGAAATAAGATTCTAAATCGTTTGTTGATTCAGTAAAGTGTTTCATAATTGCTTCAAAACACAAACCTTCGGGTGTAGTTCCATTGGGTTCTAATGCCGCAACTAATTGCTTAACTTTTGTAAACTTATCAGTACGAGAATCGTATGCAATCACCATATAAGGTTTGTTATTGTTCCAGCTGCCACCATCAATTGTTGAACGAACTGAAAGTTGTACATCCAAATTGTTTACCATCGTAGCCGCTTTACAGATAGCGATTGTAGTGGTCATTGCCTGTCTCCATCGGTTACCGGACATTGAGCCAGATGCATCTAATGAAATGTGAAGAATGATTTTCTTAAACTTATCAACCTCTTTTGTATAGAATACATTTTGGTAATCATATCCTAATGCAGAAACTAACCGGCGGTCAATTCGTCCGTTTAATTGGCGATTGTAGACAGTATCACGCTCTTCACTACGAACCTGCAATCTCTTGCCTAACATAGTTCCTAACGCCAACCCCTTTTGTAAGGTTATTTCATCAACTACTAATTCTTTTGTTTTCCAATCAGTTCTAGCTAATGGGAAACTTTCCGATTTCATCAACTCTTCTGTCAATTTCTTAACCACAACTACTTGCGTTTGAGGAACTTTACCAACACCTTCAATAGTTTCACCGGCAACATTTACTAATTCAGTACCCGATTTAGCGATTTGTTCTAATGCTTTATCGTCTTTATTAGTAATTGCTTTCTTTTTAGTTTCACCTTTTAAGAAATCCTTTTGCTTTTGAATTGCTTTATCTAATTTCTTCTTATTAGCTTCACTTAAAGTAGCACCTTTATCAGAACCACTACCTTCGGATTCTTTAACTTTAACCTTACCTTTAAGTGGTTGGTTCATAGAAGCAGATGGACCAGAATCTGAACCTGAATCACCATCTTCTGAATCATCCATTTCAACCTCTAAATCATCATCACTTTCTTCACCACCTTCACCATCACCACCTTGTCCGTTGCCAGAACCTTCACCATCTTCTTGTGGTCCATTCTGTGCATCTTGCTTGCCATTACCATTCTTCTCGTCTTCCATTTCATCGGAAATAGATTGAAGAATAATCTCAACGATACCTTCAGCAATCTCAACTGCCTGTTGGGTAGTGGTAATGCGTTTGATATTGTTTAAGTTTAACAATTTAGAAATCTTACCTAAACCACGCAACTTTGATAAGTTAGTGTTAGGGTTGGTGATATTGATAATACGGAACAAATAAGAATCAATAGTTTCCGTAGTATATTCATTTGAAAGTAATCCCTTATCAATAGAAGCATCGTTGAAATATGTATCGTATAAAGAACGATAGTAATCTCGATAGCCAGGACAGGTAGTGTAAACGTGATTGTCAATACGCTTATCTTCTACATAGTTGGTTAAGTTCTTAACTAAATCCCAAATCCGTTGTTTAGCCCAACTTTGGTGGGATGAATTAGCAGTATCTACATTCTCAACAACAGTTAAATACTTATCAACTAATGTAGGATTTGCTTTGTAATTAACAAAGATTTCAAAATCAGTAAGAACAATATGAGATGCTTCGTGCAATGCTAAACCAACCGTAGAATCAAACTTATCTGGCTTCAAATCGGAAGAGATAGTAACAGATTTACCATCCGTATAAGAATCACCTTTGACGGTAAACTTAACAGGAATATTTCTGTTGGTAAGGATATTAACGAAGTTGGAAATGGCTCTACGATGAGCATTTAACTTTAAATAATGTATGGTAGAATTTTCAGTAGCAGTTCTCGTAGGAACATCCACATCACCATCATCCCAGCCATAATCTAAATCGTAATCATTAGCCCAAAAAGATGTGGCTGATTTCGTAGCGGTTTTACCTTTGAAGAAGTTGTTTAGCATAGTATCTATCTTTTAATGTATATACAAATATAGTGAAAATAATTGAGAATGTCAAATGGTATTTTACCCACTTTTGGTGTTATTTTACCCAATGTTGATTTTATTTTATATCTAACTCTCATTACCCTATAAAGATAGGCAATTTATTTCACATTTCCTACACTTTTCTTAATTATTTTTGCATAAAAAAACCTCCCAAAATGGGAGGCTTAATTATTAGATAGATTTAACTATTTAGCTACTGAATCAACGGCAACTGAATCAGATGCTACTGAATCTGCTGCTATGGTATCAACTGCAACTGAATCTGCTGCTGCTTCTGTGTTTTTCTCACCACAAGCTACTAATCCTAATCCTAATGCGATAAACGCTACGAATAATAAATTTTTCATACTTTTTGTTTTATTGTTTATTTGTTTTTGGTTTATAATAACGTCTTTTTTTCTTTACTGGAACTTCTTTACCTTGTACTACATCAGCTACTTCACCCATTTCTTTGGCTACTTTCTTAACTGCTTTAGTAACATCTTCAACTTGCTCCTTAACTTTTTCAATCTTTACCTTTGTTTCTGTAAAGGTTTTGTTTACTTCTGCAATAGAATCCTCTATTACATCTGGGATTAAATCCCCATCCGAGTCTTTAATTTTACCACTTTTGGTAAGGAAATAGACCACACCAACTGCTACCGCTGCTAATGCGAGAATGATTAGAATTGTATTCATTTATTTTTATTTATTTGGTTACTATTATAAATATCAATCTTCGCCATATAGCGAAAATCTTTTCTGTGGTACTTCCACTTCGATTGTTGAAACTACTTCAACCGTGCCTTTTCTGGCATCCATAAAGAATTGAGTATCGCCATTAGTTTGATACCAAGCCTCTAATCCATCGGTTAAAGATGGATATGTTGCTTTGGATGAACCATTAGCGAATACCCACTTATCTCCCGGTGGAACACGTTTGAGTGCAAGTTTCTTTTCTTCTTTAACTTGCGTTTCCATTATTCAAATACCTCTACGATTTTTGATTGAGCCGCTCCTTTGATATTATACTCTAACTGAATGTTAGATGCTTCAAATTCCTTAACAACTCTTGCTTCTGCTTCCGTTACGGATTGAGCATCCACTAAATATTGTTCTGTTACTTTTTTAGTTCCACCCTTACCATTGTCTGTGTGTAACTCTACTGCTACTTGAAAGTACTTCGCCATAGTTTTTTTGTTTATTTATTTGTTTTAATTTTTAAGTTGTACAAATATACGAATAAGTTTCCATATATCCAAAAACTTTTTAAGTTTTTTTTAAGTAGTTGGTATTTCCGTTAGTTTAAATGCAATAGTAACACGTAAATCGTTATAGGCTCGTTTTGGTGCAGCACCATAATGTGGTATAGTATGATTAAAAAGTATTGCACTATTGGGTACGGGTGATACTGCTAATGGTATATCATCATCATCTTTAAAATAAGTATCTCCTATTAAAGATATATCCATACAATCGTTATAGTAATATAAAAAAGTGTATCTATTATCAAAATCACTATCGGTATGCCAGCCCCCATCTTGCCCCAATGTTTGACCATTTGCATATACTTTATCTAAAACATATTTATTTTTAGTTATTTCTTGTAATCTTTCTAAAAAAAAATCAGTAAAAAATGGATTATCACTTAAATCAGAAAACCAAAATTTATTACCACTACTACCTTCAATACTTTGGCCAGAGTATTCCCATTTTAACTGTTTAACAATCATTTTTAATGTATTATACTCTTCTTGAGATAAAACATTTGCATATCTATTTATTATAAAATCCATAGTATTATTTAATTTTCTGTATTTTCTAATTCATCTTCTGTCACTTCATCTTCATCACCATCGTCTGTCACACCTTGCGTTACAATAGTTCCTCTTTTTGGTATTTTTCTCTTACCCACCAATAGAAAGAAACAATTATAACATAAAAATCGTAGATTTTCTAATTTATGGTTTTGCCATTCATTATCTAAAAAATCCAACAATAACGGAACTTTACCATCGGTTGCTCTTTTCTCATCAAACCCACAACAGGTACATTCTTCTGCAAAGTAACCAGATGTAATCAATCTGCGTTTTAATCTTGCAATTGGATAATCAGGTCTACCTTCTCCCCTCAATATCATATCCAATGCGTTTTCACCTTTATGGACTTGATTAGCACGGACAATACCGATGCCAGATGGATTTAATGCTCTTTCAAATATGCCATATGTTTTAGCCCATTTTTTATAGGTATTATATGATACACCCAATGTTCTAGCAGTTTCAAATCCAGATTTTGATTTGTTTTGCGCATCTAATATATCAGATTCCAATATAGGACGAAATCCTGCTCCACGTGGGTATGCACCAGTAGACCATTTTTTCTTAATCATCGTATCTTTTATCTTTTCGATACGCTCTTCGGTGGTAAGTTTTTCCTCTTTTGGTTGGTCTACATCTTCCCATTTATCCTCTTCATCTTCTTCCCAATTGGCAAAGAATCTATCTTTTCCCATACTAATCTATTTCGTATTCTCTAACTAAATGAATTGGTGTTATGTATTTACCACTAGCATCTGTTAAATGGTGATTTAATACATTAAATTCTAAATGCTCCCAAGCATCACTATAACTCATACTATCTCTAGTCATTAGGGTAGTAATCATTATATCTGTATCATATATGTATCGGTTGGTATAGTAACAATTTCCTACGATTGCACCATCAAATCCATCCCATTTTATTTTCTCTTCTTCCATATTTTAATCAATGTGTTTAAACCACCCAGTTATAATATATTTTGTTTTTGTATAACTTATTTGACCTTTATGTACGTGTGTCCAATATGCCGGCCATATGACAAACTTGCCTGTTTCTGCTTTTTCAACGTGGTTTTGAACTTTAAATTCAGTTCCACCATCTTCAACATCATTTAAATATATCATCCAAGCAAAACATCTTCTTCCACCAAAATCATATCCACTATTTTCACAATGCCAATTAAAAAACCCCTCTCCGGGTAGGTATTTTTGTATATTATATCCTTCTAATTCAGTAGCTTCTAACACATTTATAATATCATGTTCATCGGTATATGATTGTAATCCTAAAAACAAACAATTATGTAATTTTTCTAATAAATCATCCCAGTTTTCTTTTTTAACATCATCATTTAATAAAAAGTTTGGATATATAGAAATATCAGTAGATTTTTTGTTGCTTTCAAAAGTTTCATCTATAATAGTATCTTCTAATACTTGTATAACTTTACCATTTATTATTTTATAGGATGCACCTTTTTTTTTCAATGATGATTTTTCAAATTTTTCTATAATATCTTTGCAAAAATCCTCTGATAATAAATTTGGTATTCTATGTATAAAATCCATAATTACTCCTTTATAAATTTATCAACTGCCTTTTGGTTTCTATCTAAAATCCTCTTAACATTATCCCATGCATCATCATTATCTTTTAATAACTTTGGATTCACACATTCAATTCGAGTTGGTTCATCTCTAATAGGAACTATATAAGAAATAATATCAGCATCTTTTGCCAATGATTCCTTAACCATTTCCATCATTTCTCCCAAATTACTGTTGGGTACTCCATCTACATTAATGTAGTGAACCAAAATTATCTTATCCATTATAGTATCTCATCAATTACACCCAACTCCAATGCTTCTTCAGCTGGGATATACCAATCAATCTTTTCTTTATATACTTCCTTCAACCTTGCCTTCTTAATATGGGTTCTACGGACAGTTAAATCTTCAATCCATTTTTGCAATCGTTTCATCTCAATTACATCATCATCTATATCCTTCAACGTTCCAGCCGATACGGATGAAACTTGATGATATAGTAAGGTTGATGTCGGGTATGCAAACCTCGTATGACCTCCTAATGTGATTAAGAAACCACAACTCATTGCAACACCCGTAACGATGGTGTGTATTGGTGTCGTTGAACGTTCCATCACCCCCAATAATCCCATACATTGATACACTTGTCCACCATAACTATCTATATATATCTTAATTGGTAAAGGTTCGTATGTTAAACCATGTATAGAATACAATTTTTTTAAGTATTCATCATCCTCAACTATATCTATAATCCCCTTTGTTAATTCCAATATCGTAGATTGCTCTACTTGTTTGGCAAAGTGTAGGGTTCTATTTTTTGGTAGTAATAATCCACTCATATCTTAATCGGCCTCCCTCCTTCATCATAATTATCTTCAGTATTACCTTCTACATAATCATCAATATCATAACCTTCTTCATGTGCGTTATGTTGTGCAATCGCTTCACCTAATTCATCATCACTCCACTCACTCAACTTATATTTTAAATCCGTATTTTCATCTTCGTAAATAGATTCTGCCATTTCTTTAATACCATTATTCCAACCAGATTCAGAATAACCTAATCCGATTGTAATTCCTTTAAAAATATCCAATAACTCGTGAATATCTGTATCTGAATTAGGTAGTTCAATACTAACCTTTCTACCCCATTGTTCGGCCGTAATCTTTGTAGGTTGTGCACCTTTACTAATATAACTCATATCTATTTTGTTTCAAATTCTAATTCTAACTGATTACTTCCTGTCGTTGGTTGTTGTGGTAATGTAGATGTATAATTCCACGCAGAACCACTTGGATAACCATATGCAGTTGATGTTGATGGATTATATGTAATAGAACCATATCCAGGTGTAACTACAATAGTTCCACTACTACCTGATGATACTGTTAGTGTTGTACCACTTTCACTAGTTATCTTATATGGGTTGTATGGGTCATATGGTTGGATAAATGGTAATGTTTGTATTGGTGCAGTATTTGGAACTCCAAACGGAATAGAGTGTGTTGGTTCATCCTTAACTTCACCTAACTTATCTTTTAGGGTATCCCACTGCTTTGGTGTGGGTGAATAATCATTACAAGCCTCTACAAATCCTTGCATCCAAACTACAAATTCTTTTGATGTCATAATCTTATTTATCTAAATATTGTTTTACATTATACCAAAATTGGTATCCTCTATCAGCACCCATATCACTCATCACCTCATCACATACCTTTTTAGCAAATAGAATCGCCGTAGGACGATATAACCTGCTATAATCACTCATCTTTGGTGGTTCTGCGTTCATAAAGAACTCAATCAACTCTTCTCCTTTTTCTTCTGGTGTTATCATTTCAGATGTTTTCTAATTCCATACCCAACGATGTTGCCGGTATAATTATCATAGATTGTACATAACTCTATACGGAACAAAAATCGTAAGATTTTATTTGCCAACTTCATTCTTCTTTTTAAGTTGTAGGACTTGTGATTCCAAGTCTCTAATTTGGCTCTTCAAACGAAGTGTTCCAACCAATTGAATGCTTATACACGCGATTAGAGCAAAGCAAACCCATACCAATGTATTATCTCTTTTATTCATAACTATTTTTTAGTTGGAATAAAGATACGAAATTATCTTTATATATCCAAATAATATCCGTACTTTTTTATATCGTTTGGGGTGAGGTTGACACACTATCAAATTTTTTAGGTTCGACACCTTTTACTCCCCCGCCCCTCCCCGCGCTACTTAAAGGTGTAGCCAGTTAGTTTCTGTATTTGTGCTAATGGTACTTCGTTGTTCTCAAACCCATCAGGATTTGATAAATCATTATTAAATAAATATGCGTGCCACTTTCCTGCTATTTGAACCACTTTCCAACATTGTGTAGGAACTGATACTAACCCTATTTTCTTTGCTTCACCAACTGAACCACTCCATACTCTTACCTTTGAACTAATCATTGCCCAATTTCGGGTTGCAGTTTCTAATGATTTCCAATCTCCAGCGTTTAATCTATGTGTTTGTGCTACCATATTTGAAAAATAGAAACATTCATCCTGCACCGCTTGGGTTTGACAAAGGTTATCAGCTGCCGGCATTACGTGTCCTCTATCGTATCCACTTTTTACATAATAAAATGCAATATTAGTTTCATCTACTAATTGTGGGTCTGGCTTAAAGTTATCCTTTCTTTTTAAGGGAGTTGGACAACCTACCATTGCTTTTGTTGTTTCCCATTGTACTAATACTGGGTATCTTTTTGATTTACTGAAATGTGTTGTGTAGTTTGTGTGTTTAATTACTACTACATCTTGTGCTACTAATCCACTAGCTACTAAAAGTACTACCGCTAATGTATTCAGCCAATTCTTCCATATTTGTGTGTTCTTCATAATCATCTTCATTAAAATATTCGTTTAAGTATTGTTTTCCTGCATCTGTTAAATAAATTATCTCTTCACCTGGCTTTGTATCATCTTCTTTATACGTGCCCATAAATCCTTTTTCTGTTAATTCATATACAACCATTTTAGACACTATATATGATTGTAAGTATTTTATCTCATTACTATCTTCCAATGCAACTTCATCACCTTTGATAAACTTTTGGAAAAAGTAATCATTAATAAACTCATTTACATCGGTACGGATTTCTCCTTCCAATTTCATACCAAATAACCTATCGGTTACTTTTAAGTATTTATCTGTTGCTTCTTGTACTATTTGTGGGTACATATTTGTTATTGGTGAAAGTGAATCATAATTCCAGCATCTCCTGCTGATATTGTATGATTTCCACTTTTGTTTGATACTACATATCCGTAATTAATAAACTTATATAGTATTACATCTTTGTTTTCAAATGTGGCATGGATACAATTTGTTGCAAAATCTAAATGTGGGTGTATAATATGACCCATTTTCCAACTATCCTTAAATTCTTCTTCTAATTCGTTTGCTGATATTATTAGTACCATTTAATTAAATTTCTTACAATTATTGTTAAAGATATAAATATCCAAATTGTATTAAATGTTATTTATTTTCTTTTTTAATCCAATGTAAAAACATCATAAAAACATATTCATCTTCATCGCATACTAACTCATCTCGCCAATGCTCTAATTCGTGTGAGTTGTAAATCAACAACCCATCTCCTACTTTTATATCTTTACAAGTTACTGAATCATCGTAATCATTGGAACAAATAGGCCACTCTATGTTTGCAGGGTTTTCTATACAAACTGATAATGTTATACCAATATCTTTTCTATCAATATGTTTTGGTAATGATGCGCCATTTACATATTCCCTACAATATGTATTTACTGCTTCTACTTCAAAACCAACCAACTCTTCTATTTTATCTTTTAATATATGTAACCAAATATAACATTCAGGTATTATCTCTGTTCTTATGCCAGTTGATTTAGGTGCAGAATATACACTATAATCAACCATATCAGGTCTGTTACATATTAAATCCATAGTTCGTTGTGTTATCTTTTCACAATCTTCTATTGGGATTATATTTTCTAAATAATGTACCATAGTTTAGTTGGATAGGGGTGCTTTTATTTTTGGATGTGATTCGTAACCTATTAGTTCAAAACAATCCGGTCTGTAAGATAGTATTATATCTCTAAATGTTTTTGGTCCTAATTGTTCTTTTACTTTTTCGTGCTGATACCAATTCCTTTCGGTGATTTCAACTTTTGGTAAACTATAAGGTTCTCTACTGATTTGTTCTTTGGCTTGTTCGATATGGTTTTTATATAAATGCACATCTCCCAAATTACCAATCAAATCTTCCGGCACCATATTTACTTCTTTCGCAATAATTTCTAATAATAATCCATAAGAAGCAATGTTGAACGGTAACCCCAAGAATGTATCTACTGAACGCTGATTCCACATTAATGAGATTGCTCTAGTTGGAATGTTTTTTTCATCACACCATTTCCAATAATCTTCTTCTGATAAGTGAGCGGTTTTAGTAGTTAATCCCCTTTCAATAGCAATATCAATTCGTTCTATTAATCTCAACTCTCTTGTATAAACTTGAAATCCATAATGACAAGGTGGTAAAACCATTTGGTCTAACTCTGCTACATTCCAAGCTGATACCATCAATCTTCTACTATCTGGATTGGTTTTAAGGTCATGTACCAATCGTAGTATTTGGTCATACCACAATGAACCTTTCTCATTACCATTCATATCCATCCAACCTTGCCACTGTCTCCACTGCTTACCATAGATTGGTCCTAAATCACCCCACTTCTTTGCAAACTCATTATTGGTTTTGATTTGTTTAATGAATTCTTCTTTTGATAATACACTACTCTTTATTTGGTTTCCTACTGAATCCATTACTTCTTGAAATTCGGATATATCATTAGGAACATTTAATGTAGATGTATATTCTTCAACTTTACTTACATAGTTCTTATATGTATCACCATCCCAAATGTGGCAATCGTAATCCAATAGGAATTTGATGTTAGTATCACCTCTTAAAAACCATAGGAGTTCTGTCACAATGGAATTCCATGCCATCTTCTTTGTGGTTAGTAATGGAAACCCCTGTGACATCTTATGGCGGATTTGTCTGCCAAATACAGATATAGTACCTGTACCAGTCCTATCCTGCTTTTCAACTCCGTTGTCTAAAATATCTTCTAATAATGCTTGGTATTTACTATCTATTGTGTTCATATTATTTTCCTACGGATGGATATACAAATAAAAATTTTGAGATACAATATCTACCTTTACCTTGCCCAACTTCTTCCATAGATATTGGTGAAACTGAATGTACATTATGCGATGGGAATATAACCAATCTATTGTTCTTTATACTAATAACCTCACCAATTTGATGTAAGGTTAAATCACCACCTTCAAATGCTTTTGGTTCTTTATAGCACCAATATAAGCAAGTTAAGATTGCGGCATCGGTATGTGGTTTGTAATGGTCATTATTCTCATAATAATTCAATAGAGTTCTATCAAAGTTTACATAGAATGCATACTTAAACTCTGGACTCATTGTTGGGAACTTTTCATATACCTCTTCACAAATATACTTATCGTACATATTGAGTATAGATGAATCCTCTCTGTTTTCATAATAATCATCTAAAAATATACCAGAGTTCTTTTTGATTATATTACCATTTGCATCCTTTGCTCCAGCAGTAATGCTTGGTGGTTGTAATACATCTTTACTTTGCAATGTATCCAACTCCTTCCAAAGAGATATTAGTTCACTCTCATTGAAGAAATCATCTACAATTAAATATTGTTTAGAATTACTAGTGATTTGCATAATTATATACCTATATAAGTAAATGTTGTTATACAATAACGACCAAATGTACTAAATGGTAATGCATCATCATTTAACATTTTAATTGGTGATACACTATGCATATAATATGATGGAAATATAACTAATCTATTATTTTTATATTCAATTTCTACATTTGCATCCGATAAATATAAATTACCACCTTCAAACGCTTTAGGTGATTTATGACACCAATATAAATAAGTTAAAACAGCAGTATCGGTGTGTGGTTTATAGTAATCACTATTTTCATAATAACTTAAAAAAGTTCTATCTGCATTTGTTATAGAAGCGTATTTAAAATCGCTATTCATTTTTTCAAATTCATCAAAAATATTATCTTTATATATTTTTCTATAATATGTTAAAATGTTTGAATATTCTCTTTTTGTGTAAAAATCATCCAAGAATATAGCAGAATTTTTTTTTAGAATTTCACCGGAAAGACTAGTTGCAGTTCCTGATTTTTCTGGTGGGAGCATCTTATTTGCATGAGTTAAAAAATCTAACTCTTTCCATATATTATTCATTTCAACTTCATTGTATAAATCATCTACAATTAGGTATTGTTTAGAATTACTAGTAATTTGCATATAGTTGTATTTAATAATCTTTTAATTGTTTTTTGGTCTCAACTTCGGCTTCTCTATTATAAGTTTCTTTTTGGGCCAATAATCTATGAAAATCTTCATATGCATTTCTGTGATATAATCTAATCCAATCAATACCAAATTCATATAGACCTATAATTTCGGTATATTTCTTTTCTTTCTTATCAAAAAGTTGATTGGTTTGTTGTAATTCTGCAATTAAAGAATCATTTTCACTTTTTAACTTTTGGTTTTCCACCAACAACTCATTGGTATTTACTTCTTCTACAATCGGTTTATCTTTATTATTCATACTAAATCCTATTGATACTATTGACACTGCTATAATTCCCACTATCAGTATTGTACCCAATGTAATTTTTAATGATGTATTCGTATCCATATTTTTAGATTTTAAATGTTTTACAAATATACCACTTTTTGTGGATTTTACCAAATAAAAAAGGGGAAATCTTCCCCTTTTATTTAATATTATTATATTGTAATTTAGTTATCCATTAAATTCGGCATCACTATCTAAACCCATCACATACTTTTCTTCAATATCAGCTAAATTTCTTCTAAATCCATTTAAAGTTTGAGTTCCTTTTTTTAATTGAGTTAATAATGCCTCTTTTTTATTCAAATCTTTTTCTGCAAAGTATTTTTGCGATAACGCCTTTTGTGCATCCTCTAATTCTCTAACTTTTTTAGAAACTGCCAAAAACTTAACATACATTTTTGGAATACCAGCTTCTTTAATTAAATCATTTAACTTTATCATATTATTATAATTTTATATAATATAAATATTAAGTTCTATGAAAATAGATAAAAATAGTCAGTATGTTTGTCCGAATTTATTTTTTGTCTAATTCGTTCATCCGATAACCCAAATCTTTCACCTGCTTCTTTAAGTGAGTAAAATAATTCTCCTTTACAACTTATAGTATGTATTTTATCTCTAATTTGAATGTGTGTTAAACTCTTTTCATGCAAATCGTAGTTAATATTTGTAATTGGTTCACTCAATTTTATCCAATGTCTATAATGTTCAGCTTTTGATTCTATACGATTACGGATTTCAGTTTCACTATATTCAATGTATTCTGCAGCTTGTACAGGAGATTCAAAGTAATACCCATCTATACAATATTTTAAGATAGGATGGGTTTCCTCACCAATTACCTGCCACCCTTTGTATTTGGTTTTTGGTGATTGGCATTTTCGTTCTACTTCAGATGCTACCAATTCATTTGGATTGATTGAGATTGCTGCCTCTCTGAATGATTTATATTGTTTACCATTAACTACACATTTGTAAGTACCATCCCACTCAATATCCTCCGTTGCCAAATCAGGATTTCCTTTTACAAATACTAATACGTTTTGATGAACAGATGCTACCTTACGATTACGTTTGAAATATGTATCTACAACTCTTCCAGCCTGATGTTGTGAATTGAATAGTACCATATCGTTGTAAAAATACAACCCAGCTTCTTCTATTGCCGAAATTGTTTTGTTTACCAATCCTCTATACTTTCCAATTTTGTAATCCCCTGTCTTTGATGCTTCTCTGACTTCCGATACTACAATAGCAAAAAAACGATTGTTCTTTAATTTTTTTGTTGTTTTTTTTAATATGGAAATGTATTTATCATCAAATGCAACATCACTTAATTTAGATAAATCATTTGGGTTATTTGTATAAACCTCCAAATCGTAGTATGGTGGGCAAGTAAATACAAAATCATAATTTTCATCATAAATTGAATCTAACATTATTTCACTATCACCAACAATCCAATTTGGTTTATGCGATTGTTTTTTATTTTCTTCTATTTGCGTTTGTGATATATCAATTCCATCGTATCCAAATCCCATTTCCGTTGCCACAATTCCCCTAACACTTCCACCTGCAAATGGGTCTAATACTTTACCACATTTAGGAACAAACCACTCATACATCTTTTCGGATAGAGTAGCATCAAATATTGAAACCGAAACTTCATTGGTTTCCCAAAATTTACTTTTAGATTGAGTAGCTTCCCTTCCTAACTCTGATTTTATATTGTGGGTTTGTATCCACCATCGTTTACGGTCTTGCCATTCTTTGGTGCGAGTATCGAGAATTGAAAATGGTTTTATCATAGTAATTACAAATATACTACTTTTTATGGATTTTACCAAATAAAAAAGGGGAAATCTTCCCCCTTTAAAATGTTTCTTTTGCTTGTTGTACTACCAATCGTATTTCTGGATACTTTTTTTGTAGTTTCTTAACTGCCTCCACATTCTTTCTAGAATCATCTAAAAAGAATATATCATCGTATCCCTTTTCTATTTGTGATTCAATCCAATCTGCTTTCTTTTGTGGGTCATTAGATGCAAGTGTTACAATATATACATTACCCATACCAATATCTTTTAAATACTTCTTTACAGGTTCGTATGCTGAACGAGCAGTAAGGATAGTTACTCTATCTATACCTTCATCATTTATTACCTTTTTAAGATACTTTGTGAATGGACGGATTTGCTTTGGTTTATTTACCTTTTGGAAATCAGCAAAATCAAATTCATCACCTGGCTTTTCGTTATATACTGCGTACTCACCGGGTGTTAGTTTAGATTTAGAACCATCTTTATGTGTAATGTATATAAAGGATTTGGTTTTGACAAGTGTATCATCAAAATCTAATACTCGTAGTTTCTTTTCTACCAATAAATCCTTTAATTTTATCATACTAATGCATCTAATTTCTTTTCCAATTTTACTTTTGCTACTTTGAGAGTTTTAGCATAATCCAATGGTGATTTTATGTTCATGCTTTTCCAATTGGAAATAAAATTATTTAAATACTGTTTATTTTCTTTTTCAAATTGTTCTTTAGAATTATTATAATTTTTAGCAGCCCCATTTTTAACAACATCATCCCAAGTATAAATTAAAGCACCTTTTAGAATTTCTTTATCATTAACTTTAGAGTTCTGTTCTGCTTTCTCTGTATTCTTTTTTATCCATCCATCAAATTGCTCAATTTCTTTTTTTAATGCATCACCTTTGGATAATTTAGTCAATTCCGCTTTAAGTTTATCTGCTTCAGGATTAGAAGATGCTCTTGGTAAGTTGGTTTTGGTTAGGTAACGGAAGTGTAGTTTTTGAATGTTATATCCACCTGCGTAAATTACATCGGTGTTAAGATGAAATCTTTCTCCATCTCTATCAATTATTGCATGAATTGTTAATGCTCCTTTGCCAGAATTAGATACTTTACCATCAATCATTTTATCACCTGATTTAGTGTAGATACCCAATGCTTTTAGTAAATCATACTTTAAAGTTAATTCAGTAAGATGTTCTTCAAAAGCACTAAATCTTTCACCCTCTTTTTCAGCTTTTTGCTTTCGTAGGGTTATAATATCGTTAATTGTAGGTTGAATTTTTAGAAGTAGGAAATCAATAAAATCATTTCCAGTCTTTCCTTCATTCAATAAATCCTTTAACTTTATCATAATATATCTTTTAGTACTTACAAATATAAGTATATTATTCCGTATTTCCTAATCTTTTCTTAATATTTATTTACTATTTTGTAATCTATTATTGATATTGGTTTAACTATTATTTCATTCCACAAACTTGTTTTATTTTCAGTACAATCTTCTAAATTAGTACATAAGTTGTTTTCATTATCTGGATAAGAAAAACGAAATAAGTTTGCTGCTCTATCTCCATTATCTACAACCAATGATTTTACATCGCTTTTAAAGGCTGCTACTAAATTACCCTTTAACTTTACCAATATATTACTTTCGGGTCTAAAAAATGATTTAGCCTGTGTAGTGAATGTTGATATAGAAAATTGTGATTTGTTTTGAATACCATCTATGATATTCTTTAATCCTTGCTTATCTGTCCAATGAAGTGTTTCTATCACTTGACTTGAAGTTCCATAAGTGTCTGTTGTAAATCTCTTATCTAAAAGGATGTATGGTTCTATTGCACCTCTACTATAAAAGAATGAAAACTTGTCATCTTTAATATCTACTATATACTCTGCAAACTCATCAGCTAAACCCCACACTCTATGGTTTATAAAATCCTCTATAAAATCTAAAACCATCTTTTGAGTAAGTTGCTCAAATCTTTGTGTTTCTACATATAATTGAAATCCAAACCATTTGTTTACTAATGCAATTAGTTCTGGACTATTATCAATCATACCACCTCTAGTGTCAAATCCTTGCTTTTGTAAAGATAAAAATTCTTTGGCAATACTTTCCCATTCTGCTATGGTAGCAAAACTCTTATATGGGTGAAAATATCCTCTTACCTCTGTCATAGAAATCTAATTGGGTAATACAAATGTTTTATTCGGATTTACAGAAACTCTAGCTCTTTTTAGAAATCTTGCACCTAAAAGAATTGGATATGTACTCTTACTTCTATCTACCAAATTAAATTGAACTCTCTTAAAATCTAAACCCCTAAAGCTAACATCCATTTCAATAACTGGTCTGGAATCTGCTTCATAAATTGAATGAGTTCTTACTTTAACAATAGATATTAATGGTTTAGTTATTTTTTGTCCTGAATTATCTACAAAATTAACCATTTTGATACCATCAATTTCTTCTACTTTAATATCAGTTGCATGAAGTGAAGAGTGTCCTGAATTACCTGTATCTAATTTTGCTATATATGGTATTCCTTCAATTTTCACATTCTCTACCACACCCGCTTCATTTACACTTATTTCCCAATTAGATTTATCTGATATGTATTCTACAACATTATCAATTAATTCTTGCCCACTTACAGTTGAACTATCTCCTGCTGAATTATAATAATTAGTATAGATATTTGATGAACCAGGAGAACCATTTAATTCTAACACATATGGTTGTTCATTAACTAAAAGGTGGTCAACAGCTACATAAAAAGCACCTGATGTTTTTGCGGCTTTCAATACAATTTCTTTTTCAATATCTGTAAGTTCATGTGGTTCTCCACTATTACCTAGTGCCAGATTTGTTCTAAAATCAGAAGAACCTCGTATTCTTTTTGCACTAGCTATAATTTTACCATCAAGAACTAATGTACGAACATCAAATTTTACCTCAAAGTATTCTTGAATAATAACTTCCGCATCGTATTTCCAAAGAGATTGTAAAACTGATTTTAGAGATTGATATGAATCTACAATTGAAACACCAATCCCTTCAGCACCTGTAATTGTTTTTATAACCACTGGAAACTGTCCACCAATCTTATTTAGAGCAGTATCAATATTTCCAGTTGATGGAACATATGCAGTTTTTGGAATGGGAATTTTTCTTCGTTCCAATTCAATCATAGAAGCAAGTTTATTTGAGCAAAATTGCATAGACTTATAATCATTTACGGCAAATACACCATAATTTTCCATTATACGAATAAGTGCAGAACCCACTTCCGTTTTAATTGCACTTCCCCTTACAAAACAAATAGTATTTCTTGGATTTATAAATAAAACATCACCTTTTCCATTATAATTTTCAATTGTTAAAGAGTTTTTTTCATTTTGTGTTGTAGCGATAAATGCATTTTTGGAACGTATTGCATAGAAAGGTAATCCAAACTTTTCACAAGATTTTTTTAATTTACCAATTGTTCCTTTGGAATCGGAAATCATTGATGATAATACCAATACCGTTGGAATATGTTTATTCTTCATTTGTTCTTTCATAATAATTTCAGAAACTAATGGTTTTATACTTAATGATTTTTTCATATTATTCGATACGTTACTTTTCATCTTGTAGGAAATTAGAAATATATCCTGATAATCTATTTGCTTCTGCTGATAAATAAGCTAATTGGTCTTGTTTCAATTGTTTTGGTTTCTTTACCCAATCTACACCCAAAGTTCCCATAAACTCATTTGTTCCTAAATTAAACAAAGCAAATGTATAAGATGCTCTCGTACCTACTGCTTCTGCACCACCCTTCAATCCAAATGTTGCTATTGTTTCATCTTGAAAATCTGCTATAAATATGCTACCATTTTTTAGTAATTCATCAAACGCTCTTGAATATAACGAAGCAGGTATGTTTCTAAATGTATGTGCTACCGGTGATACCCCACTTACATTTACTTCGTGGAATATAGAAAACTTTTGTATTGATTTAGAGGAATGTAAAAACTTACCACCATTGTGGAATTGAGAAATCCAAACCCTATCAGCACCCAATGTATCCATTATTGTTTCTATTTCCCTATCTATTATACAACTCTTTACAAGCTCTGCTTTTACGGGGTCATTGATTGCTTCGGGTTTGGCAAGCTTTAACTTTGCCCACTCAACAACAGTAGGACCTATTGCGGATATTATAAATGCTGTAGCAATACTTGCAAACAATTCTAAATTAGTCATTATCAGTTTTCGTTATTTCCTTTGTAATATTCATTTATTGATTGTAGATAATCACTAGCTAATGCTAAATATGATTGAACCCACGCTGGAACATCGAAGTTGTCTCCTTTTGAATCTAATATTTGTTGTATGCTTGTTGCTGCTTCTATTGCTGTTTTAGTTTGACCTTTAGCCATTCCACTTTCATCTGCCTCTGTTCCTGTATCTTCCACCACTACATTTTCAGTCTTTATCTTTCTCTTCTGTTGAATTATGCTTTGTATCTGTGAAAATATACTTTGTATATCCTTATCTAATTGCTTTTCATCTGCACTCATTGGTGTTGTAATATCTACATTAGAATAAAGTTTCTTCTTTTTAGAAATTAGAACATCTACCTTTTTAATTAAATCGTGTCTTACTTTATCTAAATCCTTTATAATATCAACCGGGTTCGTTGATGCTTCGTTTACCGATTCATATTTAATCATATCTGAATTAAATTTTTCAAAATTCTTTCTTGCCCATTTTACGGCTTCCTCGTATGAATTGAATTTAATCCTATCTTGCTTAAATCCTTTTTGCTTATTTAGGTAATCAATATAAACTTTTTCTTCTTTGATTACACCTTCAATTCTCAATCTATCTGTAACATTGGTTACTTCATCATATCCAAAATTTCTTAATTCATCCTCAATATCTCTTCTATTTGCTTTTGGGTCTTTACATATAAGAGTTCCTAACTTCTTACGGGTAAATGAACCACCTTTATCCCAAAGAGACATGATTGCTTTGTAGTGCCAATCGTTAGTAGTTACTTCGGTTACTTCTTTCTTTGGTGCTTCTGCATTTGCATCTGCTTTCTTTTGTTGAATACCAATTTGGTCTGCAAAATCATTTGATATTTTAACCAAATCTTTAATTGGCATATCAATTACTCTTACATTCATCATAGCAGGTTTACCACTTGCCACTGCCGCCGATGTAACTGCTGCCCATCTGTGATGTCCATCTAATACATACCCATCGTTGGATACATAGATTGGTGCAGTAATCTTTGGATGATTAGGTTCTGTTTCTAATGCCTTTGTCATACCTGCTACCTTTGCTCCAACCAATTCAGTTTGAGTTGCTTTCAATTGGTCTGCTGGTACTTCTTGTGGTTCTGATACTGCTACACCATTTCTCTTTAATAGAACTTTGAATTGTGCTTCCGTATCCACTTCACCATCACTATTTTTTGGTAATTTATCCGCGATTGAACCTGGCTTTGCGTATCCTTTGAATTGTGGCATTTCCTCACGAGGAATACCTTTGTTTCCTTTACAATATAAGTTAGTACCAGGAATAGTAATATCACATAGATTAAAGTTTGGTGCTTTCTCACCTTTTGCTTTAGCTTCATCTGCTGCTTTTGCTAATTGGTCTATCTTCATAGATACCATACTACGGAACTTTTGTGGAATATCTTTGATGTGTGATTGTTTATCTACATCTAATTCAGGTCCTTTGGTTGGTTCTGCTTTTTGAGAATACTTTGAGATTATATCCTTTGCATATTTGTTACCAGGATTACCAACTACCGCAGTCATAAAATCCATAGGTTTTAACTTTTTGGATTTCAAATCATCTGCTACTTTTGATAGGTTTACACCATTCTCATCTGCCCAACCTGCTACTGCTTGTGCTCTTAAACCAGTTGTGGATGCAATACCGTTTACGGTTGCCATACCATCTACTTTGGGTTCTGCTTTTACATCTCCACCATTATCAGCTTTAGCTTGTGCTATATCACTTGCCGATGGTTTTGAATGGATTGTTGGATTAGCTTTTTTTACTGAATATACATTACCCGTCTTTTTATTCTTTACTATTGTATCTTCACCCAAATCAATTGGCTCACTTACTAATGCTCTTTCAAAGGCGTTTTCTGCTCTATCTACCAAATCTTGGTAATGTTGCATCTCTTTATGTATAGCTATTAGTTGTGGTTTTAATTTAGATTTTATAGTTACATCCCCAACTTTAAATTGATTGATAATAGCTAGTTGCTCTTTCTCTTTCGCTTGGTATTGTTGCAATGCCCTTTGGTATAGCTCGGATGCTTTCTTAAATGAAGAAGATATATTTGCCATTTAGTTTATTTTAATGTTAGTAAGTATTTTGTTTTATTACATTTGCCCATCAACTCATCGCGTAAGTTTAATAAGTCTGTATCCTTTCTTGCATCTAATACATCTGTAAGATTGATTGCTTTTTCAATCATATCATCAATTGCAGTTATTACATTAGCATCGCTGATATTTACAAAATCATAAGATAAACCAGCTACATCAACTCTACCATACTTACCCATAGCCGTTTCAGTAAAGTCATCAACCAATTCCGTTATAGCATCAAATGCTTCACCTAATGCAACGTGCTTTGCATAGATTTTAGTTTGCCAATGAAAAAACTTCAATGCATTTGAAAAGTGTTGTGTATCTGCTATATATTGTTGTAAATCTTTATTTTCCATTATCTAAAATTGTTTCTAGTTATCTTGCTTATTAAATCGTAATCTTTTTTATCTAACTTTTGTTTTAAAACCTTTGCAAAATCTACTGTTCTTGGATGGGATACTGCGTGTTTAATATCCGCATCACTTTCTAACTCTTTTTCTAATTGATTTATTCTACTCATATTCTTTAATGAACTCCAAGCATTTTTAACACCCTGAATGATACTCTTTATACCATTCATTGTTGTATCCTTTGTTGATTTTAAGAACTCACCAATCATATATCTAATTAAAAATCTTAAAAAGAAACCAACACCTATCACACCAATCATTTGTAATCCATTCATTACAATATCCGATATACCTTCATTTAGTTTAGATTCGGTTTGAACTTTTTTTTTTAAAATAGCTCTAACACTTTCTTTGATTTCTTTAACCGATTGTCTTTCGTAGTATAATTCTTTAAGTGAATTGAATACTTGCTCATCACCCTTTACACCTTCTCTCCATCCACCACCTTTCTTCTCATACATTTTGATGCGTTCAACAACAGGTCTTCCTTCACATACCTTACCAGTTGCGTTCCAAAGGACTCTGTTAGTTGGTAGTGGGAAATTCTTTTGAGTTCTATTGTTTGGTAAATCTTCGATAGATGCCATTACTGCATTTTGATTTACATCTGCTGATTCGTTTTGTAATTTATCCCAAAACTTATCTACATATGGTTTTAATTTTGCGTAGTGATTTGGATTTTTATCATAATCTTTTTTAGGGACAATTATAAATTCTGGATTTAATTTGAATTTAGAACCAGCTGGTCTTCTTACTTTGAATTTATCCCAATATATATCACTTAAAGAACTAGGATTCATTGCCCAATAAACTGCTTCAAATTGCCCTTTATAAAATGCATAAAATACATTATTAGGATTTCCGGTTTTAATTTGCTTTTCGTTATTAGTTAGTTCGTTTATTGATTCAGTTCTAAAACAACCACAACTTGCATCGTATGTTTTCATAGTATTTTCAACACTAACACCCGGTACTACTGCAGATGGTAAATCTTCATCTTCCAAATCTATTTTGTTTTCCTTCTTAACGTGTGCAGGTAATCCTTTGTGTTTTGTAGATGCGAAATCCTTCGCTGCTTTATCAGTCATTGAATCAGCTGCTTTTTCTACTTCGTCTGATGGGTTTTCCATATCACCTTTTTGGGTAGCGTGGACCATTCCCATAAATCTTTGTTGTGCTTTTGACTGTGCAGGCATATCTTTTAATATATAGTTTTACTAATATAAATATATAGTTTTAACATTAACCAATGAATTTTGATACTCTATTAGTTTATTTACCGATATATCAAAGACATCGTATTTGAATTTCCCAACTGAATTATTATCTTGCATCACCATTGGCATCATTGTTATGAACTTAAACCTCTCTTGATTTGCCAATAAATCATCACAATTACACTTAACCACTATATCATTATATGTGACACTATCCAATGGTTTAAACTTTTGGGTTATATCAATATCTGTAAGTTTTAATTCACTTGCTAAATAATCAACTGCTATTTCAGTATCACAATAGATATTTGAAAAATAAGGTTCTAAATAACCAACCACATCCTCTCTAGCATTTTCCAACACCAACGCAATATCATATTTTGGTATTATTGTTGGGTACTGATATTCATCATATAGTGGTGTTGTTCCCCATTTACGGATAAACTCTCTTGTCTGTCTAAATGCTAAATTATTCCAATCGTCACTCTTCTTTGCCAAATCATCCGTTTGAGTTGCGTGTTCAAATTGTCCACCTCTACAAGTTAAATGATAAACCAATGCATTCCAAGGTTGGATGAAATCATAACCATTTAGTAAAAAACGATTAAACAAATCTCTATCTTCACTATGTGATTTCATAATTGGGTCATGCCCACCTACGGATAAGAAATCTTCTCTATGGATGAGCCAGGGTGCGAATACACCTTTGGTTGTTCTATCATTATCTAAATTGTGTTCTACAAAATCATTAAACCTTTCTTTCATAAACCCATCCTTTACATCTTCCTCTGGCCACAATCCAAAGTTCTCAACTATCTTTGCTGGGTCTGATGGGTGTAATGGTGGTTCAATTCGGGTAGCTGATACTACAATACCTTTCTGCCAATTCTTATATAGGTTTAAATCCATATCTTTACCAGCTAACATATCTGCGTGGTATATCACTACGAACTCCGTAGTTGCCTTCTCAACCAATAAGTTGTATGCATTACCAATACCATACAATTCGGTGTGTGGGTTCTTATGGTACTCTATACCATTCTCCTTACACCAATCTTCCGTACCATCATTATCGGCATCTATGAATACTAATATCTTATGGTCTTTGTTATAGCAGTTCTCTCTAATATATTGAACTGCGTGTTTTAAGTATCGTAAGTTATTCTTACTGGTGATACAAAATGTAAAATCTGGTATTATTTCTATTGTTTCCATTATTCTCCTACGTCTACCACGTGTCTATCCCAACCTATGTGCTTACAATATCCTTCTCTGAATATCATAGCAAAGTATTCTCTTTCGTAATAGTATTTACTTATTTCTAATTCTCTACCAATCGGTGCATATCCATCCTTTGGATAATCTATCATCTTTCGCATTGATGGGTTGAATGTAAATCCATGCCAATGACCATCAAATCCCCAAATCAATCTACGAACTCCCCTGCCATTTACAGCATAGGTTGGGTCTATGGATGGGTGTGGTGTATCGTTGGGGTCTCTTGTCCATACACATATAATCTTTTCATCCAAATCAATTACATCCAAACAAGCCTCAATAAATCCTTCTTTGTAGAACTCCCAATCTTCTTCCATATGGAATACATATGGAGTTGTAATCATAGCGTATGCTTTATCTATACTACGAACTTGTCCTATGTTTTTGGGATTATCTATAAACTTAATGAATGGATACTTTTTAATCAAGTCATTATTACAACCAACTACACCACTATCATCAATCACTATAAACTTTTTGATTGGATGTGTGTTAAAATCATTGAAACTATCCAAAGTTTTCTCTAATAAATCTGGTCTGTTACAAGATGTAACTACAACTGAAACCTCTTTATAGTTGCTCATAGAAATCGTTTTGTTTTCTTTGTCTATCTATATCTTTGATGTGTTTGATTGAATATAATTCTTCTGGTGGGAATATGGAATAACTTTCGTATCCTTGTATCTTCTCATGTACTTTACCTGCCCAATAAATACCTTGTTTGTTTCGGTATAATCTACCTTGCACATCTGGATAATTTATCCAACCTTGCTCACTTATATTCCATCCCCACTTTTGTATATCATCAGGCGTTACACCATTTACAATGTTGATACGTGGTAGCCAAAACATATCTATTTCTGGATTTTCCTCTAATATAGTATGTAAGTTTTGAATAAGTGTTGCCTCTAAATCTTCATCTGCATCTAATTGGAAAATCCAATCTCCACTACAATTTTGATTTAGGTGTTGTTTAAACTGTCCGAAATCTCCGTTTAATGGAAATGATACTAACTTTTGTATTTTAGCATTAATCACACATTCGTTTAGATATTCTACAACGGGAATTGTTGCGGTTGATGAGTCAAACTGAATTACAATCTCATCCTCTACTCTTTTATTGGTAGATAATCGTTCTATAAGATTTTGTATCTCAACTATTTCGTTGGATACGGTCACACCATAACTAATTTGCATAATCTATTTTTTATTGTAACTTATTGGTACTAATTCTAACCCTATTTTTTTACCTAATTTTTCCACATTAAAATATACCTCCGTTACTCTTTTTAATCCCGGTATTTTATATGTTCTATAACAATCATATGGTTTAAGTAGTGGATTGGTTTTAACTTGTTTTTGATAAAAAGATTTACCTGTTCTATCTATTATAATTGGTTTTGCTCCCTGGTCATATTCCAAATTTTCACTAATAAGTGTATTGGTATTTTGTATATCCTTTAACAATGCCACCACATATAACGGGTCTTGTATCTTCTTCATTAGTTGACTATACACTCTTAATGGCAAAGGGTTTAACTTAATACAATGTAATAATTTATCGCCTCTGTTAAATCCCAATGTCAATAAGAGTGGAGTCTGTGATGGACCATATGTTTTAGATGAACCATTTACATAATCATATCCATATAATCTATAAAAAGCACCATTCTTAATCTGTGATTTAGTTGTTGGTTTCTCTACATAGAAATATGGAATATAATAATATAGGTTATTCATCTACCTTTGTTAGCTTTGGTAAGTTTAATGGAATAAATTGCTTTATTGTTGGAACATAATTTGTTAAAATAGTATCAAACAATTTAGTCATTTTTTCCAAACCAAAGTTTTGTTGATTTTGTTTTCCTAATTGTTGTGATGCAATTTTATACTTATCGTATCCCTTATAAATATCAGTTAATGTTTTAATTGCTCCAGTATAATTTACATAAAACCACTTTGTTCCTTCTAAAATGAATTGGTCTTGTGCAGATGGGTGTATATCTTTTAACTCACCATCCAATAATACTGCACCACTTTTTAAGAAATCCAAATGCCCACTCCATCCAGATGCTATAACTGGCTTACCTGTTAAGCTGAACTCTAATAGAGGTCTACCAAATCCTTCCCCATGTGTAAACGAAACCATAGCTTTTACCTTTGGGTGGTGGTACATCGCATTCATTTCTTCATCACTCAACTCACCATGCAGTAAATAGATTGGTGGAGTGTTTTTACCAAACTCTTCCGTAACCTCTTCTAATTTACCCATAGTTGCTTCCCTATCCATTACAGAAAAACCTGCCGAAGATGTTTTTAAGATAAGTGCAGGTGGGTTCTTTTGCCCTCTAAACGCGTGACAGAATGATTTAATCATCATACCTACATCTTTTCTATCGTGCCCTAAATCACCTCTCAACCAATGTCCTACAAATAGATAAGCAAAATCTTCTTTAATCTTATCCAATTCTACAAATTTTGTTTCTGGCTTTTTTCCAAAGAACTCTTCATTGTATCCTTCAAATAAAACCTCAATTGGTTTATCTAATTTATGTTGTTTGATTACCTGCTTTGTATTCTTATCGGTTTCGCTGTATATAGTTTTAACTAACACCTCTTTTGAAAACTCCGATGGAACTATAATCATATCCATACGATTACATCCTTGTATAAAATCAACCGAACAAGCAGTTGTTTCAATCCCAGCAGTAATACCAATGTTGTAATTACCCATAGGTTGAAATTCATTTGGGACTGTAACTTGTATGTAAACATCTGGCTTTCTATCTACACCAACAACAATTCGTTGTATAATATCTTCATCGTTTGCAGTTAATGCCGTCATAGGTGTTACTCCCCAACGAGTTGAAATGATACGAACATCGTATTTATCCAATTTAATTAGGGAACGAACCAAATCTCGTGCGTGGTCACCATAACCACTTCTTGTACTAACTGGTGCTTGAAATAATAATAAAGGTTTTTTAATATCTGCCATAACTTATTTGTCTAATGTAAATAATTCGTACTTCTTGCGAGGTGTAAAGTTTTCTAATGCATCGTTGATACCATCTGTCATAGTTTTACACATATTTTCTAATGATAACCCACCTTCACCTAAAGCCCACTCTCTACCTCTCAATCCCATTGCCTTTCTCTCTGCATGAGTCCTATTATATAACTCACGTAGTGCAGATGATACCTCATAATTATCCACGTGGTCTTCCATAATATATGGTGTTGGTGGTGAACCGGTGTAAGAACGAGAGCGACTCCATATTGGAATAACCCAATCTCCCCAAGTTACCTTATCTTCAAACTTTCTCCAATCGTGCAAAGAACCAATCTCTACATAATCTTCTTCGTTTAATGCTACTCCACTATCTTTCCAACGGAAACCACATTGGTCTTGTAATCCACCAGTTACATTTACAATAACAGGTGTTCCTGCTACAATACTTTCTGCACTAGCCAATCCAAATCCTTCTGCTGATGAAATGTTTAAAGTAACATCTGCTATATTGTATAGTTGGTTTAGTTGTTGCTCATTCCACTTTCTATCATCGAATATCACATTTATCCCATCACACAAATCTGCTACTACCTTTGGTAAATCTGTACCATTCTCATCTACTTTTTGTGTGTGCATCAATAGAGCACATTTATCACGCTCTTCTTCTGGTAGGTTATTTACGAAATCTCTGAATGAAACAATCACATCAATTGCCTGCTTTCTACGAATATTTCGGTTATTCCAATATGCTATAAAATCATATTTCTTATCACCCAATACCTCTTTGTAGAATGTGTCATCAATTTGTGTTGGTTTGTAATCAGTTCCGTTGATACCATGTGGTACATACTTTACTTGCCAATCCGCAGGTTGCTTCCAACGTGATTTAGTATCCATACCCCATACTCTACGAGTAATACCATAGGTTTGTCTTGATATAGTACCAACCCAATCACAACTCTCTAAATAATCTCTGTTGTATTGTGGGTCTGGTAAATCATCCCAAATGTGATAGAATAGGATTGGGATGTTTTGACGGATTTCGTGCTCAATTTGATATAACCAAATCCAATACCTCGGGTCTGTAAAGTGTAGGATTGCATCTGGGTTTTCCATATTGATGATTTGCCTTAATGAATCAGCAGTACCATAGCCTGATGATGGATAGATTTTTACATATGCATCTTCGATACCCGTTCTCTTACGAACATCATCACATAAATCCATAATCTTACCTTCTTCTGGATGTTTTACCGCTGCACCAATTTGTACCCAATCGAAATCTTTTAATGTACCTAATACGAATTGCTTTGACATATTAGCAATACCACTTGCCATTCGTAGGTCATCTGATAGTAACAATATTTTCTTTTTTGCCATAACTTATTAAAATGCTGAACCGCTAATTTGTAGTTTATTATAATTGTTTAAATTGTTTTTGTAATTTTCATCATTCAGATAAAGATTTATACTACGATTTACCAACTTTTGAAGAGTTATTCCGTGCTCACTTACCGATGCAACCCTAAATGTTTGATATAAATCAGAGATTATCTTTACCGAAGTCAGTTTAGTTTCTGGTTTTTTCATAATTATTTATTTTATATATATAAATATACGAAAAATAAATTTCCGTATATAAGTATATATACTTTTTTTTAATTATTTTTGGCGAGCAGGGCATCTATCTACGAATGGGCAAAACCTGCAGTTCTTATTTCCATCACCAGGATTTGGTGTGTAATCCATATCTAAATTATCTGTACCATCTTCGTTGAATACTTCATCTACGAACTTCATAAAATCTTTGACTGCACGAGCCACCGATGGACCACCATTAGCAGGAATTAATTTAGAAATACGTGGAATGGTAAATTCTGTATTCTCACTAATCTTTCGTTTAATGATTTGGAACTCTACCTGTATTCTATCTATCGGATGATTATATTGCTCTGAATAATAATGTTTGTATAATAATAATTGGTTTAGTTTTGTTTTATCTGCTTTCTGCTCTTTACTCCACCCACGAGTAGATGTTTTGAAGTCAATAATCTTTAATAGGTTGAACTCTTTGTGGCGTATTACTATGTCTAAATACCCTAACATACTTACATTAGGTTTTAGCTGGATATTTAGGGGTAATTCAATACCTACTAATTCCCATCCTTTCTTTGTGAAGAAATCATCACTATGCTTTTTGAAATATTCGAGGCAAATAACCCCGTCATCAAAGAACTCCTCTAATTCTTTTTTGGTACATACAAACTTTCCGTCTTCAAATCCTTCGTGCTCCTTCTTAAAAGTATCTACAAGTCTTTCTTTGAGAAGTTGTGGTAAGTTGATTTCGTTGGCCTCTTTCTTTGTTTTGTTATAGAAAATATCCAAATAGTGTTGTAAGGTTTCGTGGAATGCAGTACCAAATATTGTGTGAATACTGCCGGAGTAAACACCCAACTTATCAATATAATTGAATTTATACTGCTGTTTGCAGGTGGTCCACATAGAATATCTTGAGTAACTTACACGCGCCATAGTCATTTTCTTTAAGTACAAACAAAGATACAAAAAAAGATTTGGTTTCCCAAATCTTTTTCTGATTATTTTTAATAAAATTTATTTTAATTTACATTATGTAATTGGTGTTCCTCCAATGCTTTAGTTGTATATCTATCATACTGAATATCAAAACCTTCATCGGCAACATCAATAAGTGCATCTTCCAAATTAAATGATAATTGACCACTCCCTTTAATATTTGTTATAAGTTTATTCCAACTATTTACGTTTTTAGTTTTAATACCGCGCGAAACACCAATGATTTTAAAGACGTTTTTGGTAGTAACTACATATCCAATTGATTGTAATCTAGCAGATTCATTGAAATCATCTCGCTTACATTCAATTATAATACATTTAGTATCGGAGGTTACTTTATCTCCCTTATTTACCATATATATTTTAAAATCATGTCTTTTATCATCGGAGTTCCATTCCATATAAACAAGCTTTTTTCTTTCATCCTCTGACATATCATTAAGAAAATCTAAACCCCAACTTGTTCTTGTACGATTACAAGCAGCACGCCCTCCAAAATCTTTAACAATTACATCATACATCCACAATTGAATTGCACGTTCTAATAATTTGTTATCTGGATACGTGTCCAAAAGATATGGTTTTAATATATCAGAAAGTGTTTTGGATAATATGGGATTAACTCCAGCAAACTTATCAACCGTAACAAAAAATGGTCTTAATTCAACTTTATCAATATCACATTCCAAAACAACATTATTCAAAGAAGTTGAACCAGAATGCCCTCTTAATGGAATCATAAATGCAATCTGATTAGAACCCTTATAATATACTGTTAAATACGGTCTATCTCCTTCCATTATACCAATATTCCCACTACGTTTACCTAATTTAATATTATCCAATGTAATTGATATTTCAGTATCATCTAATGGTACTTTAACAACTAATTGTTTTATTGTTTTATGGTCATATGTTAAGCAATTAAATTCAGCAGTTTGTAGTGGTGTTCCTTTTTTACTTACCCAACTAACTCCTTTTGATTGGATTGGACTACTTAATTCTCTATCAATTGTTTCCGTAGGAAATCCAGATGCTTCTAGAATATAATTTCTACCATCACTTACATTTCTATTATCATATATACTTAATATATCCCTTAAACCATCAATAAACTTTCGATAATCACCCATTTGTTTGGTATATGGTATATTCATTTCAATAATAACACCACTTTTTGGTTCATTAATTTCTTCAAAAGAAGTTTCGCCAGTTTTAACATTCCAAACTTCCCACTTTTCCATTTCGGAAGTTTTTACTTTATATACCAACGCTGATGTATAAAGTGATTGTGTGTAAATGCCAGTTCCATATATAGAACTAGAATCGTTTTCTTTCTTTGGTTTAAATGTTCCACCCTTAACAATAGTTTCATCTAAAAGATTACTATTAATTGTTTGTAAATTAGTACCATCACCATATTGAATGACCTTTATATCAAACCCATTGGTGGTCTTTTTGATTTGAAACAATACCTTTTTAACATTTCTAGGAATATTTGTAAGAATTTCAAACCATAGTTTTAATATGTTCTTACTTAATTCTTGATTTTGCTGCATTGCTGCAGAACCTACGGATTCCATAGATTTCATTTTAGCAATTTGCGGTTCAACCGCTCTAATAAGAGCACGTTTTACATTGCGTTTTAAGCCACTAATTTCTGATTCATTTGAAACTACTGCCTTTTTCGTTTCTTGCATGATTTTTGTAAACATTGTTTATTTTATTTATTTTTTGCCTACTCTATTCGGTTTTCGGCTTACCCGTTTTTTTAATTGTATAAAGATACAAATAAAGTTTTAATTATCCTAATTATTTTTAATAAAATTAACAAAATCTTGTAATTTGTTTTCGTTGATTGGTTTATAGTGTGGATTACGCCAGATTGGTTTTGTAGATGAACGCTTCCCATCACATAAATAAAACACTTTGTGGATGTTTCCTTCATCCATATAGTATTCATATGCCTTATCACTTACACTATTCTCTAATGCTAGGATAAAGGTAGTAGGTTTTGATTGAACACCATTTAGGATTCTACCAAAATCTGAACTAGCCCTTTCCATAAAACATCTATCTAAATATGCTTTACACTCACCAATCTTTGCCATAGTTCCATCGGTATGGTATAGGTGTCTATCTACCTGAAACTTTAAGGTATAACCACTTTTACTCACCGATTCAATAAAATCGTTCTTCTTTGATTCACCACCGATTTCAGTTTTCCAAATCAAATCTAACAATCCCTCTACCACTTCTTTCATAGTGGAACGAACCATACCCATCTCGCCTTTGTTAGCGAATGATGCTGCTAATTGGACATTATCTTCGTAATACTTTATGTAAGTTTGTAAGTTGCTCATAGTTTATTGTTTTATTTAACCCATTCTTCAAATGCAATCTCATACGCTACCACCGGTTCGTATCCATCTCTAATCAATCGTTCTGCCTCATCTACCACTTCCTCTCGTAATCCCCAAGCAGATGCTTCTACACAAATCAATTCAATTTGTTGTAAATCTCCTAATGTTAGTTCCATATTAGTAAGATTTTATGTTTTCCGAATAAGTTGTTTTACCGGCAGTTTGTGTAGAAATGGTTTCACCTTTGGTTGTAAAATAATGATAGTGTCCGTTATCAAAAAAACGATAAACCTTTACACCATCTTTATCAAAAAGGTATTCTACTTCAAATCCATCATCCTTACCAATTCTTTCTTTTGATATTGGTTCGTTTATACAAGCTCCGAAAATCATAGCACCTAGTACTATGATAATCGTATAGAATGTTAGTATCCTTTTCATATTACCAAGAAGATGAATAATAATAATCAGCAGTAGTATCAGGTAATACTCCCTCTAAAATCTCAATAGTGTTTTGAATACCATCAAAGTACCATTCATCATATTCAGTTCCACCAAAGAAGAAACCACTTGCAGTTGGTAATAATTCCTCTGCGCGTGAATTATCATTTAGGATTTTCTTACATATTTCCAACAAATCTTCCAACTGACCTTTACTAACAGAATACTCACCACAATTATCTACACCATTCTGCACATTCTCAACGAACCATTGGTGGATTTGGTTTTGCTTTCGCCAATAACCAACTTCTTCAATAACATAAGTAACACGTTTCGGGTCAATCTTTACAGGTTCACCACCTTTGGTTACTTCTACATTGTACTGCTCTTCTGGTGTTTGATGCTCCCATTGTCTAACATAGGTACGCTTCTCTAAATACATGTCTAATCCCATATCTTTATTATTTTATAAGTAACATTGTTTATGTGTGAGTGCTAATAATTTAATAACTCTAATGTTATCACTATCAGCACGAGTAACTGCTCCAACCAAATCGTTAGCACAAACTGCTTCTACGAAACCACCACCCGCATAAGATGATTTATCACGCGTTACCATAATCGAAACCATCATTTCAATATTATGGTCACTTACATTTGGAAATTCTGATTTCCATTCATTAGCGAATTGAATAGCTCGCTGTCTACATTGCTCTCTAATATGCATACTTTTAAATTTTATAATTTTTAATAACCGAAACTACATTTTTTATTCTATTGTAAAGTGCCTTATCTACGTTTGCACCTCTAGCTACTTCAAGTAAATCATCGTAAAGGTAGCCATCAAATAATCCGTATAACATATTCATAAGGTCAAAACCAGTATTGAAATCAACCTCTTTTAAAATATCCATAATTTCACCTCGTGTTTCCGAAGTCATATTGGCGTGTCTGTTAAATCTAATAAAACTCATATCTTATTTGTTTAAAGTGTCTAACTCAATAATTTCTGGTCCGTATTTAATGAACCTTTTTATAGAATTGAAGATTTTAATTGCTTCCTCTTTTGAAGGAGCAGAGATGAAGATTTGCTCATCATCGAAATCATTGTAACCTGGCACCCAGCCGTAATAATTAAATTGGTAATTTTTCATAACTTTTATATTTTATTCTTCACAAACCGAAAACTCAATTGCTGGTCCTAATGTGAATCCACCACTAACACCTGCGTAATTGTAATTGGGTTCTAATATCTCTCTAACTTTCTCTCTATCAAATGAGTCAAACTGAATTTCGTGCTCATGTGGTTCGGTCAGATACTCACCGATTGCTGCCTCAATATCCTCTGTGGATGCGATGCGATACTCACCATACTCTTCATTGTAGAAATCATTACAGTACTCAATAAATTCTTTAAGGTCTGATAGAAAACTCACTGCTTTCATCATCGGAATTGGGGCTTCATTCATCATATCTTTATTGTTTTATGTTTAACTCTTATTACTCTATAAAGGTAAGCAAAATAATTCAATTATGCAACGTCTTTGTAAAATATTTTTTAATTATTTTAGGCGATACATAAATAAATATCCACAATCTTCATCGTAATCTGCATCTTCAACTACCTCATTCGAACCACCGATGATGGCCTGTAATTTAGCCAAATCAACGCTTCTCCAATAACCAAATCGGAAAAACACATTATAATCACCACCCCAAACCTGTTTGATTTCAAAATCACCAAACTCTGCTTCAATCGTTTTTAATGTTGAAATACTCAATCCGTTTCTCATATATTTATTTGTTTATGTTTAACAATTCAAATTAAGCCATCCAAGACTCATACCCACGTTCAACCAACGCAGGTATTACCTCTGCGTAACGCTCCTCACTCACCACCCCATGCCAAAAGGTGTAATCCCAATTGACCTTATGGGGGTCATTACTCCCAGCGAACTCCGCCATTGTGATTAACAAATCACAATACTCACTCACACTCATTGAAACAATCTCTTCGTTACTCATATCTTTATTTTTTATGTTTATCTCTTACTACTCTATAAAGGTAGGCAAAATAATTCACATTTCCTAATGTTTTCTTAATTATTTTCAAAATATTTTTTTAATATATTTATATATACATTGGAAGTTATATGAAAACATTTTTTACAAAAGCATTAGTTTATTCAATTGGAACAATTGTAGTTTCAGCTGCGGTATTTAGTATTACTATGGCGGGGTTAAACCTTGCTGGTCAAACTGATATTACCAACCAAGTTATTGAAGAAATGGATGAAGTTTTAGGAATCTAAAGCATTAATCTAGAACCTATTAAGAAATTACTTAATATCGGTGCTCCAGAAGCAGTTGATGTGTTTATCTTATAGTTGAAACTCAAACCAAACTTTTTGGATAATTTATAATCTACGGATGTTCCTAATAAAAATCCAAAGTCTTTACCCATTTTTATATCCCCATTAGAACTATCCCAACTCCCACCCGGTAACATCGTAAATATCTGTGGTGATAGTGTTAGTTTTTTATTCATTTGATATGGTTTAGTCCAAAAGGCAACGGTTGAACTACTCATACCATACGAATACCCACCAGTTTCTTGCGGTGATAGTAAATTAACCAAACCCACATTATAACCATATACACCAAATTTAGGATGTGGTTTAATCCAAGTAAATCCAGCTAACCCCATTAAAGTTCCACTTAAATATGCAGTAGTAACTGAATAGGAGTTCATAGATACTAATGCTCCATCCTTTAAGTTCATTTTAGTAATACCACCACTCAAAGCAAATTGCTTTAAGCTAGACCATATCATAGATGTTCCTGAATAACTAACATTACCTGCTGCCGATGAACGAGATACACCCAATGTTATAATAGCATCCCAATTAGCAGTATCAGATTGAACTACACTTAAATCGGATGCAAATAGTAATGGGTTTATTATTGCAGCCTTTTTCTTTTCTTCCTTCTTCTCCTCTTTCTTTTCTTCTTTTTTAGATTCGGATTTAGATTCTTCTTTCTTTTCCTCACTCTTACTTTCTGATTTGGATTCTTCTTTTGATTCGGATTTAGATTCAGATTTGGATTCACTCTTACTTTCCGATTTAGCTTCAGCCTTTGCCTCTGCTTTTGCTTCAGCTTTTGCTTCGGCTTTTGGAGCAGCTCCTCCTCCCCCACTTTGTGATGAACCACCACTTGCTGGCGCAGGTGTATTATTGGCTGCTGGTGCAGGAGCGGATGGGGTTGGTGCTGATGGAGTTGGTGGTGGGGGTGGAACTGCGGAAGCTGCTGCCGATGAAGCTGCCCCACCAGCCGCCGAACCAGCTGCCGATGATGCGGCTCCACCCGCCGCCGAACCAGCTGCTTTTGAAGCCGCTGCCGATGCAGCTGCTGCCGCAGCTTTTGAGGCTGCTTCTGCCGCCGCTTTTGCTGCCGCCTCTTCTGCGGCTTTTGAGGCTGCCGCCTCCGCAGCTTTTGAAGCCGCTGCCGATGCAGCTGCCGAAGCCGCCGCCTCCGCAGCTTTTGATGCAGCCGCCGCCGCTGCTTGCGTTGCTGCCGCCGCTGCCGCTTGCTGAACTGCCTGATTTACCGTTTGTTGAACTGTTTGTTGAACTACCGTTGCAGCACACCCTTTGTTAGCGTATGTGATATATACCGCTTGTAACCAAATTTTCATTGCACCACTTTGAACTTCATCGGGTGTAAATACTTTCATTTGGTCATAAAATGATACAAAAGCATTTCCATTAACGTAAGTAGTAGTGGCAAGTTTTACTTCACCAGTACACTTATCTATAAATGTTTGTGTAAATGTTGTTTGTCCGTTAGCTTTGAAAGCTAGACAGAATATGAATAATACACTTAATAGTATTCTTAACTTTTTCAATCATTATGATATTTTCTACTTATATAAATATCACTTAATTTCCTTTTGTTGGGAATTTTGTCCAACCATTTGTCCAAGTTGGTTTAGATAAAGTTTCAATTTCAGTTGCAGTTAAAGTTATTTCAGTATTACCTTCACTTAATGCTTTTGTTTTAACTAAATCAGATGTGATAATAGTAGTTGCTCTACTGATAAAGTTCAATGAATTAAATGAACCGATTTTATTGTTTTGAAACTTACTTACACCATCTTTGTAGAATTGTGCCGTTTCGTTACTTTCCATTGAGAAACCACCTTTCATATATCCAATGATTGTAGAGTTATATACTTCAAATTGAGTTGCTCTTCTCCATCTCATTGCTAAATTATGATTTGATAAAGATGTAGCATCGTTAGGTCCAATTAAAATTACACCATCTAATATAGGATGTGTAAATGGTTCTGCAGATGAACCCGTTCCATCGTTATCACACTCTACACCATTTCCTGCATCTCCGTTATCTACAAATTGTGGGTCTCTTTTGGAAACTGAATTAGATACTTTACCTCTATATCCAAAATCAAAATCATAATCATCATCCGCAGTTCCGTATGCGTATAGATTTTTAGCATTTACAGTTCCACCAAAGAATTCAAATGCATCATCATTAGCGTAGATAGTTTGAACATTCTCAATGATTGTTCCACTACCAACTCCACCCAATGTTAGTGCGTTGATTTCAGAGTTTGGCATTGCTGCAATACCAGCGTATTCAATACGAACATATTTTAAGATACCACTATTATCTAAATCGTTAGTACCACCATACGGTCTACCAATACCACCTTCGATAGTTGGTTCGGATGTTCTATTGGTTTTTGCTCTACCCAATATTACAATACCACCCCAATCACCTGGAGTTCTTTCACCTACTGGTCTACCAGATGTAAATATGATTGGTTTTGTTGCAGTACCTTCTGCTACAATTTGTGCTCCTCTTTCAATACATAATGCACCTTTCTCACTTATATCAGATTTGATTATTGTGCCAGGTTGAATGATAAGTTTAGCACCATCGGTTACATAAACATATCCTTTTAATACCCACTCTTTATCCGATGTAAGAGTTGTAGTTGATGTGATATTACCACTCAAAGTTGTTGATGTTGGTACATTTACAGGTGCTACATCTCCACCTAAATCTTTGGAACATGCAAACATTGTTAAACTTGCGAACAATACTAATAATTTTTTCATAGGTTGTAATTTAGTGTTAGTGAAACTGTTGTTTCGTTGTTTGTTTTAATTAAAGTTCTATTTGGTTTTTGGTAATACTCAAATGGTTGTCTGAATATATCCGATACTGCTAATTTAATTTCTCCGTTTTTAATTTTACGAAGAATAACAATATCAACTACATCACGAGAGTTTTCAAATATATCAGGGTATCCTTGAAATCCTACTGCTGATATTCTATCTCCAACTCTATTGTATGATATGTTGAATGTATTGTTGTTTTTATGTAAGTTCAATCCACCATTTACTACATAGTTTGATTGTCCTTGCAATTGTCTTTTAATTCCATTTATATCAACTTCCGAATTGATGAATGATGTGTTTGAATATAAATCTAACCAATCATTTAATTTTTTACGAAGTTCAATCTCAACTCCATATACCAATGCTTCATTTGGATTTTTATATGTTAATAATAGATTTGATGGAACTGAACCATCTGCTACAACTTGCTCAATTGGATTGAAGAACTTCTTACCAAAAAAACCGATTGATATATTCTCACCTGATTTAGGATACAACTCGAACTTTATATCTGAATTGAATATATCCGTTTTTTGTAAGTTTGGATTTCCTAATAGTTGTGCGTTTCTAACAAAGTCATAATACGCAAAATTAGCTACCTCTCTAAACTCTGGTCTTGCTAATGTTTTACTTACGGATAATCTAACCTTTGTTTTTTCCGATGTTGAATATGTTGCGTTTAATGATGGTAGTATATCCAAATATTCTCTATCTACTGAAATCCTCTGTCCACCAAAATCAGATGTTTGAACTTTAAATAAATTGTATTCCGTTCTAAACCCTGTGTTTATTTTTAGTTTATCAATTTCTTTTTCGTACATCATATATGCATTTGCCAAATCAAAATCGGCAGTATATCTATCGGTGTTGTTTGTAATCTCATTTAACAAATCAGTTGATTCGTATCTGAATATTCTTGCTTTGAAGTTTCTCAATTTCTTTAAATAACCCACTCCTAAACGAATATCTCCTATGGATTTGTTTAATCCCCCATTGAATGAGTTTTCATCCATTACACTCCAAAAACGATAGGTATCTCTCCATGCTATTGAGTAGGGAGTTGATGTGTATAAAGATGATATATAAGGTGTTACTCTATAATCGGGTTGGTCTCTCAACATAAGATTGTACCCTACATTAAAATCTAATGTTTTAAACTTACCTTCAAATTGTGTATTGAATACTAACTTTTGAATTGAGTTAGATGATTTACTATCTACATACTGAACATTATCATAGTTCTCACCAACTCTACTTAAAAATGATTTTTCGTTTTGGTAGTTAGCAAGTGTTTTCCAACTATAACGATTCTCTCCCAAATACACTATGTTTAATAATCCGTTTAATGATTGTACATTTGAGTAATTTAGGTCTTTATAGTTGTATGCTAATTCGGTAGATGATTGGTAATCTATTCTTTCAGTTGTATTAGCAGAGTATGTGTTTCTTGCAGTTGAACTGAATAAGATGTTCCATTTGTTTTTCACAACACCAAATGATAAGTTACCATTTAAGTTTGGAATAGATGTTGATGTTTCGGTTTGTGGTGAACCTATTAGTTTAGTGTATGCTCTCCTATCACCTAATCCAGCAATTCTATATGTGTTTGTTGATGGGAATGATGTTGGGAATTGTATAGGGTCTACCAACTTAAAATCCTGTCCTGTTGATAATGAACCCCAGCTTCCTCCCAATGATATATTAAAGAAATCACCACTAACTTCTTTTGTTGTTATTTGTACTAAACCTCCTGCGAAATCACCCGGTAGGTTTGCTGATGCTCCTTTGTTGATGATGATATTATCTATAAGTGATGTTGGGATAATATCAAATGAGAATGCTCTTCTATCAGGTTCGGTTGATGGTAGGATTGATTTGTTTAGTAGAGCCGAGTTGTATCTATCAGCTAAACCTCTAACTAAAACAAACTTATCGTTTTGGATTGTTACACCACTAACTCTTTTAAGTGCATCTCCAACAGTTCTATCCGGTGTTTTCTTTATGGATTCAATTGATAATCCATCTGCTACAATGTAAGATGCTTTAAGTGTATTGATAAGTGCAGTTGCAGTTTCTTTCTTTGCTACTTGCTTTACTACAACTTCTTGTAATACTTTCGTATCTTCTTCTAACTGAATATCAAGGTTAGTTGTAGTATCAATTGTAATATCTTTAATGTATTCTTTGTATCCAACGAAAGATGCTTTGATTGAATACTTTCCTTTTGCTATATTGGTAAATTGATATTTGGATTCAATATCAGATGTTGTTCCTACTTTCTTATTTGTTGTATTATTGGTAAGCCAAATTGTTACACCTATAAGTTCTTCTTTGTTTGTTTTTACTTTACCTGAAAGGTTTTGAGAGAAAATTTGATGTGAAAGTAACAGAATTGATAATAAAAATAGTTTCCTCATTATTGTTTTTTTAGTTCAACAATAAGTAGGAAACTATCTCATTAAAATACCATTTCGTATGTTACGAAATTGTTAAATATATATTATGCACCCAACGCTTTACTGAATCCATTTGGACAAGTTCTAGTACATACCAAAGATGCAACAACTGGTGCTACTGCAGCTCCGATTGCGATACCAACTCCAGCAGGAGTAGCCCATAATGCAGCCGAATCTAAACTATAATAGATACAATTTGAACATACATTTCTTAATAATTGTGGGTCAACATTTCCACCAACACCAGGTATTGCTAAAAATCCATCCGCTACTATTACACCCATTGCCGTTGATACTGCCATTTTAGCTGCCATATCTGCAACGTAAAGAACCGGTGTAGCCATTAAAGATAATGTAGTTGAAGTTGCTGCTCCAGCAGGTTGTGCCGGTGTAAATGCTAAAACACAACCCGTAGAGATTGCTGCAGTTATTCCAATTGTACAAGCATTTGCATCTGCCCAATTATATGCAGCTACTGCACCTGCTGCCACTATTTCAACACCTGCAACAATTTGTTGTTCGGCTTGTTTAGATAATTGAACAAATTCGTTTTGAGTTACATCGAATCCTACCTTTGCAAATTCTTCGGTAGTACTTGCAATAGTACAAGCTGCACTTTCTACTCTGTGTGCACTATCGGTAGCAAATGCTACTGAATAGTTGTATGCATCTTCTACACTACCTATTGCAGTGTTTATACCACCTGCAATTGGTTGAATAACATTATTATTAATTACATTACCCGCATCTACTACTACATCTGCGATTGGTTTAATAACGTTATCGTTAATTGCATTTCCCGCATCTACAAATGCG